TGCCGGTACGGCCATCGCCCGGTTCGTGGCCGGGCTGGCGAAGGTCCAGTCAAGCGGCGGGGACGTCAACGCCGTCCTCCGGGAGCTGGGCATCACGGAGATCCGGACATCGGACGCGCTGCGCCGGCTGGCGGGCAGTGGCGACAACCTGACTCAGTCTCTGCAGATCGGCAACCAGGCGTGGCAGGAGAACACGGCGCTGGTGGACGAGGCGAACCGGCGCTACCAGACCGCGGAGGCCCGGATCCAGATCGCCCGCAACCAGATCAACGAGGCCGCGATCGACCTGGGCGGGACCTTCCTACCGGTGGTCGCCGAGATGGCCGACACGGTCGCAGGGTTCACCGGGGCGATCGCCGATCTACCGGAGCCGTTGCGTAACGCGCTCGCCATCCTGGCCGCGGTGACCGCCGCCGTGCTGCTGGCGGGCGGGACCGCGCTGATCGCCGTCCCGAAGATCCATGCCTTCAACCTCGCGCTGGAGCAGATGGCCGCCAAGGGTGGCCGGGCGGCGCTGGCCTCGACCGCGCTCCAGCGTTCGGTGTCCGGGATTGGGCTGGCGCTCGGCCCCGTCACCGCCGCGCTGGTGGCGCTCGACTTCGCCTCCCGCAAACTGGAGCAGGCGATCTTCGATGAGCTGAACCCGGCGGTAGACGCGATGACGGTCGGGCTGGCGAAGTTCGAGGAGACCGGCAAGCTGTCCGGTGAGACCGCCCGGGTGCTCGGTGACGACCTGTCTGCGGTTGGGGACGAGTTCGAGATCCTGCTCAATGACCGGTGGTGGGACAAGCTCGGCCGGGGCGCCCAGGACTTCCTGGACAAGGTTCCTGGGCAGTTCGGCTCGACCATGCTCCGGCTGGGCCGGGATCTGGAGGTGCCGCGGGAGAAGGTGGAGGCGCTCGACCAGGCGCTGGCCACCATGGCACGGGCCGGCAGCACCGAGCAGGCAGAGGCGGCGTTTGCCCGGCTGACCGCCGAGATGGGGCTCACGACCCACCAGACCGAACTGCTGCGCGGCCAGCTCGACGAGTGGCGGGGTGCCGCCGAGGTGGGGGCCGCCGCCGCCGAGGACGTCGCGGCCGGCATCGGCGAGGTCGGCACCGTGGCCGAGCAGGCCGCCGAGGACGTCGATGCGCTACGCGAGGCATTCGACCTCCTGTTCGGCGCTCAGATGTCGCTGGACCGGGCGACGATCGCCTACAAAGAGGGTTTCGCCGAGCTGGTCGCCGAGCTGGAGGAAGGCACCCGCACCCTGGGGCTGAACACCCAGGCCGGTCGGGACAACCGCGGCGCGGTGCTCGACCAGATCGATGCGATCGAGGACCTCCGTGGGGCGAACATCGACAACGGGATGTCGATCGATGACGCCAACGCCCTGTACGACACCCAGCTCGACAAGATTGAAGCGGCCCTGATCAAGCGCGGCTTCGAGGAGGAGGCGGTCCGGGACCTGATCGACAGCTACCGGGCGATCCCCGATGCCGTCTCGACCAGCGTGAGCACCCCGGGGATGGAGCAGGCCGAGGCCGCCGCCAAGCGGCTGCGGGAGCAGCTCGACAACATCGACCGGTTCGTGCGGATCTCCTTCGAGGTGTCCGGCACTGCCGCGGTGGGCGCCATCCGAGTGCCCCGCTTCCAGCACGGCGGGGAGGTGCCGGGGCCGTTCGGCGAGTCGCCCGACCGCCGGCTGATCGCTGCTACCCCGAAGGAGATCGTCCTCAACCCTGAGGTCTCGCAGCGGTACCGGGCGGATCTGCTGGCGCTGAACGCGACCGGCCGGTGGCCGGTCGGTGGCTCTGGTGGCGGTGGGGCGGGCGGCGGTTCGGCCGGGCCGATCTACCTGGACAACGTCATCCAGATCGGGGATGAGGTGGTGCGGGTCGTGCGGACCGAGATCAGTGGCCATGACCGCCAGGTGCGGCGGCGGGTTGGGGCGGGATCGGGGGCTGCGCGGTGACCGTCGACCTGTCCACCTTCGATGTCGCGCTGTCCCGACAGCTGATCAACATCTCCGCGTACCCGAACGGTGCGGTGCTGGTGGAACGCAGCCTCAACCAGCTGCTGTGGACCACGGTGCGGGGCGGGATATCGCTACCGCTCGTGGCCGGGGCCGGGCAGCTGTGGGATGGCGAGTTCGGCGCGGACGTGCTCAACCATTACCGGGTGACCCAGGTCAGTTTGGAGGACACTGTGGACGTTTTCACGAGCTCGGGGACGTGGACCAAGCCCTTGGGGCTGGTCGCCGCCCGGGTCACCGTGGTCGGTGGTGGCGGCGCCGGTGGTGGTGCGGCGGCCACGGCAGCCGGTCAGTGTTCGGCGGGGGCGGGTGGTGGGGCCGGTGCGGCCGCGGTCTCGGTGATCCCGGCCGCCGACCTGGGTGCGACCGAGACGGTCACCGTCGGTACGGGCGGGGCGGGGGTGTCCGGAGCAAGCGGCGGCGCCGGCGTGACCTCAACGTTCACCCGGACGACCGGCACGGACGTGTCAGCACCGGGCGGCGCTGGCGGGTCGGTCGCGACCGCGTCAGCCACCCCGAACCACATTGGTGGCGCCGCCGGTGGAACCGGCGCAACCGGCGATGTGACGGTCGACGGTGGTGGCGGTGGGGCGGCGTTGCGCTACCAGGCGATCCGCGGTCTGGGTGGTATCGGCGGCGGCAGCATCATGGGCGGCGGCGGGCGGCAGCAGACCGGCGGTTCGGCGGGGGTGGCCGGCGCCGCCTACGGGTCGGGCGGCTCGGGGGCGGCCAACTCCGAGTCTGCGGCCGCGCTCACCGGCGGCGCCGGCGCCGCCGGGATCGTGCTGGTCGAGCACATCTTCGCCGGGTGAGCTGCCATGCCTGAGATCGAGTCGATCACACCCAGCCTCGCCGGTGAGGTGTGGCTCAAGTCCGTCCGGTATCCGTTTTTGAACATGGCCGTCAGTGTGTCCGACTATGGTGATGTCGAGTACGCCTCCCGATCCTCAGCGTTTCCAATCTCCGGCCGCTCCTTGCCGACCGCGACCACTGACCTGCATGGTGGCCGAGATCATGCGCTGTACCTGAGGACCGACAACTCGGCTGACGCGTCACATCTAGAGCTGATGCTCCGGACCTCAGAGGTCCTTTTTCTTCATGTGCCCGCCGTCGGCGTTGCCGGCCGGCAGGGAAACACCTTGCTTCCCGGATCTATGTACGTGTTGGCTGGACGAGCCGTCCGGCATCGGATCGATGGAGTCTCAGCACACCACCTGTTCACCGTCCCGATCATCGAGGTCAATCCACCGGGCCCGGATGTTGTCGGCGGCACCCTCACCTGGGGGACGGTGATGTCCCTGTACGGCTCGTGGGAGGCGCTGGTATCAGCCCATCCGACGTGGGCTGACCTGCTCGACACGGTCGGGTCGCCCGAGGATCTGGTGACGTTGTGACCGTGGTGTCCATGGTGGTTGGGGCGGTCACCCCGGGCGGCGCCACCTTCGTGGCGAAGGTGTCCGGCGGCGGCCCGGTGCGGGTGGCTGTGGCCAACAACGCCTCCATGACCAGCCCGGTGTTCACCGGCTCGCAGGCGGTCGACGCCCAAGGTGTGGCGAAGGTGAGCATCACCGGCCTGGCCACCAGCAGCCGCTACTGGTGGCAGGTAGAGGACAACACGGTGCTCGACACCGACCCGACCGGCCAGTTCCTCACCCACCCGCCGCTCGGGCTACCCGCCACGTTCACCCTCGCCGCCGCGTCGTGCGCCGGGCTCGACCCCGACTTCCCCGGTGATGCCGGCGGGGAGCTCGACGCCGACCTGGTGTCCAACCACCCGGTGCATGACACCATCCGCACGGCGGCGCTGGCCAACAACTGGTTGGGGTTCACCCACCTGGGCGACTTCGGATACCCCGACTGGGGGGTCACCCTGACCGACACGCTGGCCAACCGGCGCAGCTTCTACGACGACAACCTCGCCCAGTCGAGGCAGGCCCAGCTCTACCGCGAGGTCCCCTTCGGCTACCTGTGGGATGACCACGACTTCCTAGCCAACAACCAGCGCGGCGCCTCACCCAACGCCGCCCAGATCTACCGCGAGCGGGTCCCCCACTACGACCTGCCGGACTCGGCAGGCATCTGGCAGTCCTGGCAGATCGGCCGGGTCCTGTTCGTCGGCGCCGATGTCCGCTACTACGGGTCGGACAACAGCGACCCGGACGACGCCAGCAAGACCATGCTCGGCACCGCCCAGAAGGCCTGGCTGGCTAACCTGCTCGTCACCTCGCCGGCGAGGCTGCTGGTGTGGCTGCTGCCGCAGCAGTGGCTGGGCACCGCCACCGACTCGTGGGCCAGCTTCCAGACCGAGCAGGCCGAGCTGGTGGCGATGTTCGACGCCGCCGGCTGGTTGGGGCGGATGTGCATCGTCTCCGGCGACTACCACGGGGTGGCGCTCGACGACGGCGCCAACTCCCCCGGCAACATCCCCGTCCTTCAGGCCGCCAGCCTCGACGCCACCCCCGGGCTCGGCACCGGCGGCACCTACTCCGAGGGGACCCTCGACGGGCGTAACCAGTACGGCACCGTCACCGTCCAGGACCTCGGCATCCACCTGCAGGTCACCCTCACCGCGTGGCGTGGCGCCTCCGCGGTGTTCACCCACACCTTCACGGTGGCCGGCACCCCACCGCCGGTACCGGCCACCGGGGCGCTGCTGCGTACCCTGTCCGGCTCCCACCGGGTCTTGTTCGACGCCCGGGTCTGCGCGAGCTTCCACACCGGCGACGACCCGGCCGGGGTCGAGCTTGGCATCCTCGGGGGGGATGTGACCCTCGACGGGACCGCGGAGATCCAGCGGACCCTACAGCTGACCACCTTCGGGGAGCTGTGGCCCCGACGCGGGTCCGATCTGCTGGCCCCGTACGGGAATGAGATCTTCGTGCGCCGGGCGGTCGACCTCGGCCCGGATTTGGAGCCGCTGTGGTTCCCACTCGGCTACTTCCGGATCAACACCCCGGAGCAGGACGACGCACCGGACGGGCCGATCCGGCTGTCCTGCCAGGACCGGATGGCCGGCATCGTCGATGGGCGGCTACTCGCCCCGCGGGTGTTTGCGGGTAGTCGCACCACCCAGTCAGTGTTCGAGGAGCTGGTCACTGAGATCTACCCGGATGCGGTGATCATCTTTGACTCGTCAGCGATGGACACCCTGGGCCGGCCGCTGGTGGCCGAGGAGTCCCGCTACCAGTTCCTCCGGGACATCGCCGACAGTCTCGGCAAGGTCATGTTCTGGGATGGGCAGGGCTTCCTGCGGGTGGAGGACGCGCCCGACCCGGGTGTGCCGGTGTGGACCGTGAACGCCGGCGACAACGGGGTTCAGTTGCAGGTGTCCCGTGCCCTGACCCGGGTGGGTGTGTACAACGCGGTGGTCGCCACCGGTGAGGCCGGCGACAGTGACGACCCGGTGCGGGCGGTGGCCGTCGATGCCAACCCGCTGTCCCCGACCTTCTTCGGCGGCCGGTTCGGCAGGGTCCCCCGGTTCTACGCCTCGCCGCTGCTGACCACGGTCGGGCAGGCGTCGCTGGCGGCGGCGAACATGTTGCGACGCAGCATCGGCCTGCCTTACCAGGTGGACTTCCGCGCCATCGTCAACCCGGCGCTGCGGCCTCACGACCCGATCGAGGTGCGGTACCTGGATGGGAACCGGGAACGTCACGTCATGGAGTCGCTGGTCATCCCGCTGGAGGCTGGTAGCCCGATGGTCGGCACCACCCGCGAGCAGACCCTGGTCAGAGTGGAGGTGTGACGGTGGCCAGCACACCGATCTACGGCTGGCCGGTGCCGGCCAAGAACGACACCCCGGCCGGGTATGAGCAGATCCACGATCTGGCCGACGCGGTCGAAGGCACCGTCTCCGGCCTGGACGTGGAGCTCCAGCCGGTGCGCACCGGCTTCATCATCCTGACCACCGTCTACTACACCGCCAGTGGTTCGTTTGCCAAGGGCAGCTTCCCCGGGTTGAAGGGCGTGCGGGTCAGGGCTGTCGGCGGCGGCGGTTCGTGTGGCGGTGCGGCGGCCACCGGTGGGACTGATGGTGCCATCCCCGGCGGCGGCGGCGGTGGCGAGTACGCCGAGTCGTTCCTGCTCGCCGCGGCTCTGGCCAGCTCGGAGACGGTGACCGTCGGGGCTGGTGGGGCGGCGGCCACGGCGGGCAACAACAACGGCAACGACGGAGCTGTGTCCAGCTTTGGCGTGAGCAAGGTGGTCGCCAACGGGGGGGAGCATGGTGACGGCTCCGCCGCCGGGTCCAGCAACCTGACCAACGCCGGCGGTGAGGGTGGCACCGGCGGTACCGGTGATCTGCTGATCGACGGGTCGGATGGTGGCACCGGCCGGCGGATCGGTGGGGACATCACCCAGGCTAACTATGGCGGGCACAGCCACATGTCCGGCAGCGCGTCGGCCGGTGTGTCCAACTCGGTCGGTGAGCCGGGTCGCCGGTACGGCGGCGGCTCCGGCGGCTGCAACAACGGCCCCTCTCAGACCGCGAAAGCTTCCACCCCGGGTGCGGCCGGGATCGTGATCGTCGAGGTGTTCGTATGAGCCCCACCGACGACCTGACCCCGCTACTGCTGCCACCACCAGACAACACCGGGGTCCGCTACGGCCAGGGGAAGCTGCTGGCGTGGAACCCGACCACGTTCGAGAACGAGGTCCTGTGGCGGGGTTCCACACTGACCAACCTGGACGTGCTGGCCGGGCCGGCGGCGAGCAACTTCACCCCCGGGATCACGCTGGCGCTGATCGGCTGGGCGCCCGGCGGCGGTGCCAGCTCATGGTCGATCCTCGGCCAGTGGGTCACCCCAGGCACCGCCGCAGCCCCGGACCTGATCAGAAGGTTTTCCCGGAAGATCTTGGCCGAGTCGATAGCCATTGACGTGGTCCCCGACACGTGCTCCAGTATCGCCAGCACGTATGGGGATCCAGGTAGTGGAGATCCTGGGCCGTCAGTCACGGTGGACATTCTGAGTGGCACCATGCTGGTGGGGATGACCGCTCGCATGTCACTGCCCGCGTTCTCTGACGACGGCAGGTGGGGGCTGATGTCGTTCGAGATCAGCGGGGCCACCAACGTGGCCCCCGATGACCTCAGGGCTCTGTCCCACTTCTTCTTCACCGAATCGACCGAACTATTCTCCAGCGGGATCGGAATGTCTACGCTGCACGTGGCCACCGGGCTGAACGTTGGGGAGCACACGGTGACTGCTAAGTACCGTTCGCAGGACGTGCTGGGTGCGGCCACTAATGTGGTCTTCAGCGAACGTCACATGACGGTGATCGCGCTATGACGAGAAAGGCGAGGGGGTGAGTATGCGGCTGCTGTGGCTGGTGGATGTGCTCCGCGCGGCGGGGCTGACCGCTCGCGAGTACGACGGGTGGCGCACCCGCGGGTCCGAGTCGTGGGGGCCGCTGCGGGGTGTGATCTGCCACGCCACCGCCGGATCCCGAACCTCCACCGACGCCGGGGAGATGCGGGTGTTGTGGGAGACCGGCTCCACCTCCGCGCCGGTGCCGATCTCCCAGCTATACCTGTCCCGCTCCGGCACGTGGTGGGTGGGCGCGTCCGGCCGGTGCAACCACGTGCTGACCGGCGACAAGGGACCCCACCGGGGGTTCGGCAACTCGGCGCTGATCGGGGTCGAGGCGGCCAACGATAACCGGGGCGAGCCCTGGACGGCCACAATGCTCGACTCGTACCAGCGGGGTGTGGCCGCGATCTGCCGGCGCATGGGCTGGCCGGCCTCCGTGGTGGTGGCGCACCGGGAGCACCAGTCCGGCAAGTCCGACCCGCTCGGGGTCGACATGGATGCGTTCCGCCGCCGGGTGGCGGCACTACTGGAGGGGGATGACATGGCGCTGACCACCGAGGACCTGGACCGGATCTACGCCACCATCTGGCGGCGGGACGGGATACCCGCCCCGGACGTGCCCAGCCGGGAGACCAACCCGAACTGGCAGGCCGCGTCCTACCTGTCCAGCATCCGCAACGGGGCGTGGCGGGCGGTGGCTCAGGTCGAGGAGCTGGCGGCCGGGCAGGCGGCGATCCTGGCGGCGGTAGCCGGCGAGGACATGGTTGCGGCGGTGCGAGCCGAGCTGGAAGCCGGTCGAGCCATGCTGCTGGAGCAGTTCGAGGAGGCGCTGGTGCCGGCGGTGCTGGCCGGGCTGCGCGACCAGCTGGGCGAGGTGGCCGACGAGCGGCTGGTGGCCGCGGCGGAGGCCGGGGTGCGGTCGGCGCTCGGCGGGCTGGACCAGGTGTGATCCCAGATGTTGACGGCTCGCACCGGGAGCAGGGCCGATGGGTGAGCCGGTCGGTCCGGGACACCGCCGTGGTAACGGTGGCGCTGGCGCTGGCCGTGTGGGAGATCATGCTCGGTGGGGCGCGGCCGGCGGTGCTCAGCTTCCTCGGCGCCATCCTGCTCTCACCCCTGGTGATGCGGGTCGATGAGGCGAGGAGGCGGAATGGCAACGCTCGGTAGGCACTACCCGCTGACGCTGATCTACCTCGGCGCGGCGGTGGTCACCGTCGGCGTGCTGTGGCTGGCCGGGCTGCTGCCATGACCCGGCTCGTGACCTGGCTGCGCGGCCGCCCGTACACGGTCATGCTGCTGATGCTGGCGCTCGTGTTCGTCCCCGGGTTTGTGCGGATCGAGGGCCTGGCCCGGCAGCAGGCGGAGATTGTGGAGTGCACCCAGGCGTGGGGGGATGCGACGGTGGCGCGGTCCACCCTGCTCGGTGGGTTGTCCGGGGCGCGCACGGATGCGTTGGACCGGCTGGTGCGGGCGGTCGCCTCCCAGGATGAGCGGGAGTTCGCGGCGGCGCTGGCCGCCTACCTGGCCGCGAGCGATGCGCACCGGGACGCGCTGGCGGCCAACCCGGTGCCGGAGCCGCCGAGCCTCAGGTGCGGCTGAGCGAGAGGACGAGGACATGAGACGGGTACGGAAGCTGGTCGCGGCGATCCTGGGCGGGCTCACCGCCACCGCGGTGGTTGCGGTCGCACGGATGGCCGGGGTGGAGCTGGCGCCGGAGGTGGCCGGGCTGATCGTGCTGGTCGCGGCGTCGGTCGCCACCTACCTGGCGCCGGCCAACGAGGCGCCGCTGCCGACGCTCACCGCGGCCGAGCTGCGGGGCATGGCGGACCGGGCGGCCAGGCAGGAACGGGAGGCGCCGCGGTGAGCGCGGAGACCCGTGCGCTGCTTGACGCGCTAGCCGACTGCGTAGTCAAGGCCACCGAGTACGGCACGCAGGATGGCGGGTTCGTGGCCAGCTACATCCTGCCGACCGGCCCGATCCACCGCGCCATACCTCTGCTCCAGCAGTACGGGATAGACGTAAGCCCCGGGTTCGACGGGCGACGGGCGCCGACGTGAGCCCGGCGACCCGTTGGCGGATCGCGTTCCTAGGCCTGACCGGGCTGGTGATCGGCATGGAGCTGTTCGCCGCCTGCGACAGCAGCGCCGACACCGAACCGTGGACCACGCTGATCGTGCGGCACGTCCCCGGTGAGCTGACCGCCGCGCTGATCGGCGCGCTCAGCCTGTGGCTAGGCGTTCACTTCTGGCTGGCCTACCGGCGCAAGCGTCGGCGGGCCGCGCGATAATGGGACCTGAACAGAGGAGAGCAAACATGCGTAAGCTGCTCATCATCGCGGCGCTGGTCGCCGCCGGCGTCGGCGCCGCCGCCAGCCCGGCACAGGCCGACCCGATCGCCTGCCCACCCGGCCAGGAGGCCGCGGTCAACCCGTCCGACGGCGGATGGATGTGCGTCAACGCCGCCGGCCACGGCAACGAGTCGGAAGATCCGAAGAACCCGAACAAGGACAAGGGCGACTTCCGCCCCTGACCTCATAACGGACGTTGGCGGTTCAGGTCCGACCTATAACCGAACGGCCGTTCCGTTGCACCCTGCAGGGTGCGCGGAGTGATGGGAGCCCTCCCGGGTGACAGCCCGGGAGGGCTCCTTCGTCGTGCCCGAGGGTCAGGCAGCGCGCTCGCGTAGCTCGACCGGCTGGCCCAGCAGCTCGGCCGGTGGCGGCGGGTCGCTGTACCAGGGCACCGGCACCGGCCGGTAGTCGGCCGCGACCATCTGCTTGCTGATGGCGTCCAGGTCCCCGTAGACCCCGGACTCCTCACGCACCATAGTGCCGCCGGTGTAGTAGGCCCACCTGGTCCGGTACTCCGAGTCCGGGTCATAGTCGACCTGGACCCAGACCTTGTTGGCGCCGCGGACGAACCCGAGCGCGATGTGAGTCGCCATGATCTACTCTGCTCTCTGCCCGGGTGTGCATCCCGGGCTGGTCGGGTGGCGGGTCTGTTCCGCCACTCGGCCCCCGCCGCGTGATGAGGCGGTTGGGGCCGGGCAGCGTCAGGAGGTACGGCGCAGCCGGCGGCGGGCGCGCCACAGTGCGACCGCCAGGCCGAGCCGGGTCCGCGCGTCGCCGGAGTCGAGCAGCTGGTCCCCGCGGCTGTATGCCTGCCAGTGCCAGCCGGTCAGACCGTGCTGGATCTCGCTGCGGGGGTACACATCGGTGGTGTTCATGAATCGTCCTCTCTGGTTTTCGTTCGGCCCCCGCCCGCCGTAGCGGGTGAGGACCGGGCGGCGTCAGGACTCCGGGCCGCCCGCCACGAACACGGAGCGGCCGTCGAGCTCGAAGGCGCCGGTCTCGCCGGCGGCCAGGGACCGGGCGTGCTCGGCGGCGGTGGCCGGCCGGATCTGCTCGCCGGTGCGGTAGTCGGTCAGGGTGCCGTAGTCGGTGACGTACCGGAGCATCTCCTGCAGCGCGGCCACCGTCGTCTCCCCACCGGCGGCCACCTCCGGCCCCCACTCGGCCACATGCGCCTGTGTGATCCGGGCGTAGGCGGCCGGCCGGTCGGCCCGCACCGCGTCCAGGGGGAGCACCAGCGCCAGCTGCGCCAGCTCATCCAGGCCGTGGTCCCGGGCGTACTGCAACCCGGCGCCCTTGGTCAGCAGCTCGGCCGCCGTGTCGGTGTCGGTGAGCCCCACCTCGACCATGGCGGCGGGCAGGGTGGGGCTGGTGCCGGCCTCTGCGTGCCGGTCGTACGCGTCGGCCAGGGCCAGCGCGGTGGTGGTGTCGGTGGTGGTCATGGTGGGCTCCTCGGTGTCGGTGGGGATGGTGGGCTCCTCAAGCAGGTGCAGCGGCAACCGCTCGCCCGGGTGCTCCCGGCCCCACTGGGCGCACGCATCCTGCCAGGCGGTCAGATGCCGGTAGGCGATCAGGTCCGGATCCGAGTCTCCGACCGCGTCGGAGCCGGTGGTCAGCTCCCGGAGCGACGGGCCGGGGAATGCGGTCCGCTCGCCGTCCTCGCCGGTCTCAACGAACTTGCAGCAGACCTGCCAGTGGTCGTTGTGGTCGCGGGTGTGCATGACGACCGTGCCGTCATCCGCCTGCACGTAGCGGAAGTGCCGTGTGGTGCTCATGGTGGGCTCCTTCGGTGGTAGGTCTGTCAGTGTGGTGGGTCCTGCGGTTGCGTGGCCGGCCGGTGTCGGCTCCCGCCCCCCGGTGGCCCCGTCAGGCCTGGGGGGACTCGGCGCGCCCCGCTGACGGGCGGGTGACCGGTGATCCGGTGTGCTCGGCACCCTCCCGGGTGCCTCTCTCGTAGCCTGGCCTCCCGGCCGGCCACGCAACCGCAGGTGGTGGGTCCTGGCGCTTCGAGGGGAGCCGTCGGATTTGCCTCCCGCAGCCAGCCCGAGCATGTCGGGTGTCGTGGTGGGAGTGCGGGGAAACGATCGGCTCCCCTCGAAGCACCAGGCTTCGGTTCTCTTGTCCCTGGCGGTTCTACCCGCGGTGGCCGCTGTTCTCGTTTGGCCCGGAACCCCTATGTCTTTGTATCTCTAGTATGCAGCACTGGCACGGCAAACACAAGTCCCTGGGGGAAGTTCACCCATTCGGATGACGTGCTGTGGCTGCAAGTACGACGTTGAGACTGCCACCGGGTGTACCCTGGGAGCATGGCTGACATTCACCCAGCGCTACGCATGCCGGCACCGAAGGGACTCCGATGCCTGGCTTGCGCCCATGAAGTGCGTATCCATCGCGAGGCGGGGTGTGACGTGGACGGCTGCGACTGCCCGGCGCCCTACGGCAGGATCATGCCCGGCGACCCGCCACCCTCACCCCGCGCCGCCGACCTACCCGAGGGCAGCGTCGTAGCCACCGCCACCATCGTCTGGATGATGGTCCACCCCGGGTCGGACGCGCCGTGGCGCAGCACCGGCAGCCTAGCCAGGCGTGTCAACGATGAGCGTGTACAGCACGAGCTGGACACGGGCCGGGCAACCGTGCTGCGGGTCGGCACCGGACAGGAGGGACCGTGAAGATCCGGATCACCCTCGACGGGCGGCTGGCGCTCACCGTGGAGCAGGCCGCCGCCCGCTACGGGCTCGCCCCGCACACCATCACCTCGGCGATCTCCCGGCTCCGGCTGGCCCCCGACGCCATGCTGGACGGGCGGAAGAAGCTGTACCTTCAGGCGCGGCTGGACGAGGCGATGCGTGGCCGGCCGGGGAAGGGCGCCAATTGGCGGAAGGAGCCCGGGCGTCGGCGGTCGGCGACGGAGGATAGCGATGGCTGAACTCGTGAAGTGGCTACTGGTCGCCTTGCTGGCGGTCAATGCGGCAGGGGCCGTCCTCAGCGTCGGCAGGCCGAGGGAGCCGATGCAACCCGGTAGTGCCCTGAGCGTCGTGGTCGTCAACACGCTGGTCGTCGTAGCGGTTCTGGCGTTCTGGGGAGGCGGGTAGCTGATGGACTGGCTGATCATTGCTCTGCTGCTGCTTACGGGCCTGGGGCTTGGCTCCCGGCTGAGCGCCGGCACGACCGGCTGGTGGCGTGCCGGCCAGTTCGTGTGCGGGATCGTGCTGGTCGGCGCTGTGTTCGTGATGGGCGCCAGCATCGCGTTCCTCTACGACGATGCTCATCCGGAGCCGGGGGTGTGCCAGGACGAGGGCGCCAACTGGGGGAAGGAGCCCGGACGGTGACGCTGGTGGAGTTTCTGCTCGCCAGGCTGGACGAGGACGAGGCGGCGGCGCGGGCCTCAACTCCTGGACCGTGGCGATACAACCCACAGAAGGAGTGGCACACCGACCTCGACGCGTTGCGGGCCGCTCGGGCCGGGCTGCCCCAGGCTGGCGGCGAGGAGTTCGTGGGGGCCGGCCCAATCACGGCCACTGTAGGTGTGGCGGCCACGGGGCCGGCCGACCATCCCCAGAGCATAGCCGACGCCGCTCACATCGCCCGGCATGACCCGGCGCGGGTGCTGGCCGAGGTGGCGGCCAAGCGGCTCATCCTGGAGTACGCGCCGCCGAAGGCCCACGGCACGTTTGACGATGGCTGGCGGCGCGGTCAGATGGCATTCCACGCTCATACCCTGCGCCTGCTCGCCCTGCCCTACGCCGGCCATCCGGATTGGCGGGAGGAGTGGAAGTCATGACGGGCGAGCCCATCCCACGCGAGATCATCACCTACCCGCCAGGCGTCCATACCTTCGTCCCGTCGGACTACCCGTGGCTGGTCCACGTCCGGGCCTTCGTCAAGAGCGGGGGTGCCGGCGGGCCGGAGGGCGCCGGTGATGACGGCATTGTGATCCTGGAGCTGTATGACCGGGAGGCGCCGGCCCGCGAGGGGCCGGCGCCCGACCCCACACCCCCGGCGCGACCGTAACCCCGGCGCCGCCCCGGTCACCACCGGCCGGACAGGCGACCCCGACCGGGTGAGGGATAGGCGGCATCATCCCGTCACCGTGACGGCGGCTAGCCGTCGTGAGCCGGCTCACAGCAACCCGAGCCGCTCTCGGATCGTTGACCCGGTACCCCCTCGTCCTTGGCGGGAGTGAGGAGACCCGCCCCGTATGCCATCCCTACGTGCTGTGCTGTACGTCCCCCGCGGCTCCGAGATGCTCCGCTGGCTCGGGCAGCTGACCGACTGGACGCTCAAACACGGCTGGCGGCCGCTGTCCTACACCTCGTCGTGGACGGAGCTGGTGGCGCTGTGCGCCTCCGGTCAGCGGGAGCTGGGGGTGGTGGCGACCCGGGGGCATCTGCCGCCGGATCGGCTGCCGAGGCTGGTGGTGGCTGATGAGCTGCCGGCGGAAACTTCGCGGCCACGCTGGCGCCGGTGATTCACCCGTATGGGGGACAGTTCTGTATTGACGCCGGCCGGCCTCCTGACCTATTCTGTATATACAAGCAGAGCTAGGGAGGGAACACAGATGATCACGAAGGTCACCATCGAGAAGCAGGGCCGGATCGACTGGCGGACCGGCGAACCCACCATCCGCCGGACCGAGTACACCCAGATCGAGGGCACCGTCACCGCCGCGGACGAGGTCCCCCACGCCCGCCCACACCAGCTGATCTACACCGTCGACGCGGGCGAGGCGACGGTCACCATCCAGGCCATCGGCGACCTGGCCCACACCGCCGACGGGACGCTGCGGGGGCTGCCCGAGGTCGGCGACCAGGTGCGGATCCTGGCCACACCTTCGAAAACGGCCGACTACCTGACCGGCGGCTTCGAGCACCTGGTGGTGCTCTGATGCAGACGATGCGCGAGATCAAAGCCGCCCTGATGGCCGGCCACGGCCACTACGACGGGGACGACGGCTACGCGGTCCGGGTCCGGCACGTGGCCGGGCACCGCTCCGGCGCGGCGATCGGCGAGTGGTGGGGCGACTGGCCCCGCGAGCTCGCCGAGCACATCGCCGCGGTGCTGGCCGCCGAGTTCGGCGGCACCATCCACACCGACGGCAAGCTGATCACGGTACTGTCCGGGCGGGGTCCCGGCGGCCGGCCGCCGGTCGGGCCGCTGGTGTCGCTCCGGTTCCCGCCGGCGCTGCTCGACCGGCTCGACGCCCACGCCCGGCAGACCGGCACCACCCGCTCAGCGCTGGTCCGTGAAGGGGCCGAGCAGCTGCTGGCGGGCGACCCGGCACCGGCGGCCGAGCGGCCCAGCGGCACCCTGGAGATGATCTCGATGCGGCTGCCGACCGACCTAATCGGCCGGCTGGACGCCGCCGCGCGGGCGGCGGGCACCACCCGCTCAGCGCTGCTGCGGCTAGCGGCTGAACGTCGGCTGGGGTAGCCCCAGCACCGCCGCCCGCTTCGCCGCGTCCGACACCTGCGTGTAGACCGCGGTGGTCGCCGGCGACGAGTGCCCGGCGATCTCCTGGGTGACCCTCAGGTCCCCACCGCGCTGAACCTGGGTCAGGCACCAGTGCCGGAGCCGGTGGGCGGTCACCCCGGCCAGCCCCAGCCGCCGCGCCTCCCCAGCGATCCGATGCGACACGGTCGCCGGGGTGCGGCCACCGGCCACCGGCCCCGGTGGCAGCTCGACCGCGGCGGCCCACACCAGCGGATGGGTGGGCACCGCCCGCGGCTTGTCCCCCTTCCCGAGCAGGTAGATCACGTCCGGGGTGATGTCGGCGCGGGCCAGCCGGGACACCTCGCAGCACCTGAGCCCGGCGTAGGCCGCGAGCAGGCACCAGGTCGCCACCGGCTGCCGCGCCCGGCCGAGCAGCGTGGCGAGCTCGGCGTCGGTCACCGGCCGGGGTACGCCGCGCCGCTGCCGGGGCGCCGGCAGCCCGGCGGTCGGGTCGACCGTGATCCGCCCGTCGGCCAGGCACCAGCGGTAGAAGGCGCGTAGCGCGGTGGCGTAGCCGGCGCGGGTGTTCGCCGCCCGGTGTGCGGCCAGCCAGACGACGATCTCCTGGGGTTGCGCGCACAGCCCGTGCGGCAGCTCCCGAGCGGCGCTGCGCAGCACCGACCGGTAGGTGGCGACGGTGGTCTGCGGGTGGCTTGCGAGCTGCAGGTGGCTCAGCCAGGCGCCGAGGTGGTGCAGGTCGCCGGGGGCCGGGTCTGCGACCATGGCGGTTGTGGACGACTTCGCAGCCGACGGGAAGTGCCCCCGCTGTGGCGCTAGTGACGACCTGTTCTTTGAGTGCGACGAGTTGGTGGATGAGGTGGTGGCCGCCTTCGCGCGTGGCCGCACCGGAGTGACGGGCCGGCCGAGCGTGGCGGTGGTCGAGGCGACCGGGCTGGAGCTGGACGACGAGGTCAGCTCCAGCGGGGTGGGCGGGAAGGTCATCATCTCAGGGTGACCGGTGGTGCTCACGCTGTCGCTGGGGTGTGGGTCCAGGCCGGCCGCGGTGGATGGCGCTCGGCGCGGCGGCGGGAGGGGGTGCGTGCACTTCTGGGGTCGGCCGGATGGGGGATGGGCCTAGTGGCCGGACGGGTGGCGGGGGAAGATCGCCCCATCATGACGTCTCCCCGCGGTGGGAAGAGCTGCGTGTAGTCCAGCCCGAGCCCATCGGCTAACCGCTGGAGATCATCTAGGTCCATCTTCGTGGTCTCGGCGAGCCGGTACTGGACCCACATCCGTTTGACGCCGATCTTCTCCGCTAGCTCGCGGGCGGTCATCCGTCGGCGTGCGAGCGTGGCCCGAAGCTCCCCCGCGACGTATGCGTTCAGCGTTTGAACGTCACTCATACAGCTAGGTTGGCACAGGTTCCGTGCCATTGGCAGACCTGATGGGCTGATGGCTCCGTCATCCGTTCGGATGGTTCTGGATTTGTGCCGCGCTACCCGCTTGTGTACGCACAGGTCTTGTGCCAAGCTGCGCTTATGACGGATCGCAGCGCAGAGCCAGTGCTCGCAGCCATCCTCGATGTGCTCAAAGAACAGGGCCTGTCGCGGCGCGAGCTGGCTCGGCGGATCGGCTGGGGTCGGATGCGGACCCAGCACCTGCTCAGCGGGAACACGCGGCTGGGCGTCACTGACCTGCAAGAAATCGCCACCGCGTTGGGCGTGCCGGTAAGCCGGTTCCTGCCCGCCGCCGAGCCGGCCAAGGACTCGCCCGCGACGGCGGGCGCCGGGGGCCGGGGAAAAGAGGCCCTAGTACCTGCCGGTGACGGCCGGCAGGGAACAAGGTCGCCGAGTACCCGGCCACACCCGGACCAGCCAGCTGACGAGCCGGCGGGTGGTGCCTGATGAGCGAGAACGGCCTCACCTTCCCCTGCCCGCTGTGCAGCGTGGTCGTGACCGTCGTCGTCGACAACCTCAACGTCCAGGTCACCCCACCCGAGGCGGGCAAGCAGCTCAAGCGCTCCACCATCACCGCGACCGGCATCGGCGTGACCAACCACGTCCACGGACGGAGCAACCACTGATGACCACCACCGACACCCCGACTCTGCTAAGCGAGCAGGAATACCAAGCAGCGCTCGTCGAGCTAGCTGACTACGAGCGACACATCGCCGAGTCGGACCGCCTGGCTCAGGCCGACAGCATGCGGATCGCTGGCACGCTCGGTCGGCTCTACCGGGACCACCGCTGGGTGGATGAGCGCAACGAGCAACGCCGTGCAACGGCGAAGACATCGCGCGGTGGGGCGCCGGTAGACCCGCAATCCAGATCGCAGTTCTCGACCTGGGTCCGTGATCGGTTCCACCGATACCAGCCCCGACGGGTCTATCAGCTCCTGGACGCTCAATCGATAGCAGCGAATTACCTGCACAGTGTGCAAGTAACTCCCGTCACGGAGGCTCAGGTGCGCCCGCTTAGGCCGCTAACTTCCGTAGCCAACGGCTCAGGTTCGCGCATTCCTGAAGTTTGGACGCTGGCCTGCAAGATGGCGGCCGAGGATGGGCGCGACCAACCAACCGAGAGTGATGTCAGGGCTGGCATCGCCGAGTGGCGACACCTCCATCTTCCGCCTGTCCAAGCACGCAAGGAGCGAGCCGAGGACCACGGCTGGGTGCTGGAGCGGAGGGCCGAGGCTGCGTGGGACCAACTGGTCAGGCGCGGCAAGAAGGAGCAGATCGAGAAGTTCCTCAACCGTGTGTCCCAGGACATTGACCACATGAAGCAGACCGGAGAGCGTCCGTCATGACCGTAGATGAGCAGACGGCAGCAGCTCAGCGGATGGCCAACGCGCTCGGCCTGCCGTTGCTGACGATGCAAGCTGCCATGCCGAGCTTCAAATCGGCAGCCTGCCGAAACCCCCAGGCAGGCCAAGCCGAACTCATCGAACAGGATCTTGCACGCGCCACCCGGCACCCATTCAAGGGCGCACGCCCAACATGGAGCGGATACTGCCTGTTCCCAGATCGTTGTGAATGCTCATGCCATGGTCCCGACCGTGGCATGGACGGGATAGACAGTCCTAGCCTGAGCCTCGGCGAGTTGGAGATTGGCGACCCGATGGCCGTCGCAGACTCCTCGCCCGATGACTGCCGCTGCCGCTGCGGTGCGACCTGGCGTGGACTCTCCGTCGCCCACTGCGCCGTCTGCCACCTGACCTTCACCACGGTCGGCAACTTCGACCACCACCTGTTCCGTGACGGCTGCCGTACCGAGGCGGAGCTGCGGGACAAGGGATACGAGCCCAACGCCGATGGTCACTGGCGCAAGCCGATGCCCGAAGGCCGGATGCCGTGGGCGGTGACCCGATGAGCTGGCTGTCCGACTGGTGGAACTTCCGCAGCGCGGACGCCACCGACATCGAGATCGCCGCGTCCGGCGACGAAGGCTACCTGATCATCCACACCCGCTCCCGGTTCAAGCGCGTCATGCACATCACCGTCGACCGGGCCGAGCTGCTCGGGCTCGCGGAGATGATCCGCGACGCCGAGTCGGATGAGCCGACGACTGGCCCGTTAACCCCGGAGGAGTTCGATGCCCTCCTGGCCCGGCACGCCAAGCCCGCCGAGCCCGCCGCCGAGCAGTCAGGAGGCGCGCGGTGACCGAATGGTTTTGGACCCCCATCCCCCGGGCGACGGTCGACTTGCCGAACCCGGCCAACAGCTCGACCCCGCTCAACCGGACCAGTGCGGCGCTGGTCGCCGCCGGCGCCGTCGACGCCGTCCTGAAGATTCGGCGACTCGAACCTGGTTACGCACCAGACAAGCTCCTGGACATCCTGACCAAGCTGTACGAGCAGTGCGGCCGGCCGGGCAGCGCCGACTGGGTCGACGGCGCGCCAGAGCCGCCCGCGACCGGCAGGGAGTGCGCGGTGAGCCGCCGCAAGTTCGGCCCCAGATCTGCCGACCACCCCACCGTCGCCGACCGCTGCCCGGCATGCCAGGTGCCGTTCGCCGCCGGCGACTACACCACCCTGGTCGCGCTCGGCCCCGGCGGCTGGCCGGAGGAACAGCGCAAGGCGGCCTCAGGGCTGGCCTACAACGCTGTGGCGGTGGAGGTCCACTGGGCCTGCGCCACCGGGGAGCCCGCCGAGCCCACCGCCGAGCCGCAGGTGGTGGGGTCGTGAGCGCGAACACGCCGGAGGTGACCCGGTGAACGCCCGACACGTCGCCACCGATCCGGTGTGCTTCCGGCATCGGCCGCCACGGGGGCGGATCCGCTGGTGGTGGTTCAACCGTAACCGTGGCCGGTCCTGTCCGATCTGCCGCTCAGCGGTGACCCGGTGATCCGCGACCCGCAGCCGCTCACCGGCGACACCGTCCCCTGCCCCGAATGCCGGGAGGACGTGGACAACCATCACCCGTGCGGTGAGCCCGGCTGCGGGTGCTGGTGCATGGACCCGGACACGCCCGCGCACATGCTGCGGCCACCGCGGGTGGTGGGGTCGTGAGCGCCTCCACGCCGGTCGCCGGCTACCCCGTCCACGCCGTCACCGAAATCCGCCGGTGGACCAACGAGTTCGGCGCGCGGTTCACCGGCTGGCGCGGCCTGTGCGCCGCCACCGGCATCGACACCGGCCACGAGCCGCTGCGGCTGGCCGGCTCGGCCCGCCGGGCGGAGCTGTGCCGCCGCTGCTTCCCCTACTCCGGCTGGGAGACGGCTCAGTCCCTCGGCGCGCCAAGGGAGGTGACCGAGTGAGCAGCCAGCGGTCCGGGGTGTGCTTCCGCGACGCGGCGGTGGCGCGGATCGCCAAGCTGCTGGGCGACCCCACCGCCCGCTGCCCGGTGTGCCAGCAGCTGCTGCGGCTGGTGGTCGACGGCACGCTGCTGCCGGCCCACTTCTTCGCCGTCTCGGGTCACAGCTGGTGCCCCGGCTCGGAGCAGCCGGCGGTGACTCCGTGAGCCCCCGCCGTGAGTACCTCAACGGGTACGAGGCCGGCCGCCACGCCGCCCGCTCCGGCCGGCTCACCCGCGCCCAGAAAGCCGCCGTCCGCAAACACGCCAGGCGCAGCGCGAGGCGCTCCGGCTGCGCAACCGCGCTGCTGATGCTGCCGTGGCTGCTGCTGCGGCACCGCGCCGGCGACCAGCCCGACCGGCACGACCCCCGACCCGACCGGCTCGGCGCGCACGAGACCAACGCGTTCAGCGGCCACCTGACCCCGGCGGCCGAACTACTGCGCCGGCTCAACCCCACCACCAACAAGGAGAAGTGACATGACTGGAGCCGAGCATTACCGGAAGGCCGAGGAGCACCTGGACTTCGCCAACCAGGTGGACGCCGACGAGGAGGGGTGGATGGACGACCGGACCCGCTACCACCTGGCCGCCGCCCAGGTCCACGCCACCCTAGCGCTCGCGTCGGAACAGTCGGGCAAAGGCGACCCAGGCAAGCCCCGGAAGCCACAACCCCCTCTGGCGGTGGTCACATGAGCATCGACCCGGTCGCCATTCCCCACACCGCCCTCACCGCCGCCCTCACCGGCTGGGGGGTCGACCCCGCCGACCTGCTCGACCTCACCATCCGCGCCAACCGGGACGGCGGCTGGCTGCAGGTCACCCGCGCCCGCCGTGACCCGGACGGGCATCCGCTGTACGCCGGCGGCGGGCTGGCCACCGTCAGCATCGTGATCGGGATCGACCCGGCCACCACCGGAGAGGACACGCCGTGATGACGGTCCGAGTGTTCTATCTGGCTTGTGTCGCGATTCTCGTGGCTACGGTCGTCTGGGTCGCGAACTCGTGGAACGCGCCGTGATCCGCCGGGACCCGACGCTGGCCCGGCACCTGCTCGGCTGGGCCGTGCTGACCCTGTGGTTCGCCGCAGGGTGGGCGGTGGCGCTGGTCATCATCCACGTGGCGGGGTGGTGAGCATGGCCATCACACGCGTCGCCGCAACCCAGCCGGGGTCCATTCTCGGCTATCGCGTTCTCGGCATCATGAGTCTGAAGCGGGACAACGACCTCGGCTGCCCCAGCCTGTACGCGCCGGTCCCTCAAGCGTGGGGGCCGATCTGCGAACGTTGCTGGTTGGAGAGCGACTACGTTCGCCCCGAGTCGTCCGCCTTATGCCCTCACGGTGGTGCGTCGTGAGCCGCCAGGCGACCATCCACATCGCGGACGACCGCTGCGACGCGTGCGGCACCGACGGCTGCCTCGGCTGCCGCGACCACCGCGGCGAGCAGGCCACCATGGAGAGGCGGATTGTGGACGGCGTCTCATTCACGCTGTGCAAGGCGGCGGCGGCGTGCATCCGGCGCGCGAAGGCTGCCGGGAGGTGGCTGCCGTGACCCGCCGGCACCTGGCCGTGTGGGCCACCCACCCCACCACCCTGGCCATCGGCGGCGCCGTCGCCGGCACCACCGTCGGCCTGTGGCTGCTGCTGGTCGCCGGACCCATCCCGCTGCTCGGCGCCGCCTTCATCACCACCCAGCTTCTGATACCCCACCCGGCTCACGTCCGCCGGGTGGCCCCCCAGGCTCCCGCGTCAGGTGTCGCGGTAGCAGCCGGGGTTGCGGCGCCCGCCCCTGGTTGGGGTGCGGGGGCGGGCGCCGCCAGACTCCCATTAGGGCCGCTACCCCGTGGCGCAGCTGCGGGGTCCGGGTATGCACTGCCGGCCGGGGTTCGCCCCGCGAGTGCGGGTAAGGGCGGCCCGTCCACGGAATGCACCATCCTCGCCGTGGCACCGGCAGCCGCGGCGAGGCCCAACGCTCCCACCCGGATTTTGGCCGGGTGGGCCGGCCGGCCGGCGGTGGGCCCCCCCTTCCCCCGGGGGTCTGCCGCCGGCCGGCACCGCAGCGGCGGCACCCAGCTGCCCGCCCGCCGCGCCAACGTGGTCTACACGGTCGGCCGGGCGGCCGTGCGAGGTGCGACACAGACTCCCGCCCGGGTCACAGCCCAGCCCGGGCGGGCCGGCTCTCTGGTGGCGGCCGCTGCCGCAGCCGCTGACGGCCGCCACCAGACACACACCAGCCCCGCCCGAGGGCGGGGCCAGCACATCACCACCGAAAGGAGCTGCCATGAACAGCCAGCCTGAGCCTAGCACCCGACCCGGACAGGAGCCGGTCAGCCGCGACCCGCTCGACAACTACCGTCATCTCGCGGTCGCCACCACCGGCCTCATCCTCGGCCGGTTGCTGGACCAGCACCGGCCGGACGCCGCCAGCATCACCCTCAACTACCCGGCCGGCCACCCCGAGCTGGTGGACGCGGCGGCCCGCGCCGCCGGCATCCCGCTCGGCATCTGGGCCACCGGCCACGGGGTGGACGTGCACGTCGCCACCGGCACCCTCGCCGGAGGGGCGGTCACCCTGACCCTGATGTGCCGGATTCCCGCCGAGACGCTCGCCCAGCGCCACGCCCGGGCCGCGGCCGAGCTCGCCCTGCTCGACCGGGAGATCGCCGCCAACGGGACCAGGGAGGCCGGCCAATGATCGTCGACAGCCGGCACGGACTCACACTCCAGGTCGTCCGGCGCCCGAGCTGGTACTGGCGCCGGTGGCTGTGGATCGTCCGACGCCCCGGCGGCGGGGAGATCGAGGGCCGGGCGTGGACCCGCCGCGGCGCCATCGCCCACGGCAACATCTGCCGGACGCTGATGCTGGTCGCCCGCAGCCCGCTCGCCACCCGCCGAAGCCAGGACGACCTCGAGGGGTGGCGGTGACCGTGATTGACACGACTCTGTTCGACGCCACGCCGTACACGGTCGCCCAGCCCAGGCCGCTGTCGGAGCAGCGACGCCGAACCCTCCGCCAGGAGCGGGCGATGGCCAACGGGGTCCACCCACTGGCGCTGGCACTGCGGGACCCGACGATCCGAGTCCACCCGGACGCACCCCGCGACCGGGGCGGGGCCGGGCCGACCTGCGGGTCGTGCTGGTACCGGCGTCAGACCGCCACGAACGGCAACCGCAACTGGCCGAAGTGCACCTACGGAGCGGAGAACTGGACTGACCAGACCCGGGGCCGGGCGCCACGGGTGACCCACGGTGCCGGGACTGACGTGCGCCGCTGGTGGCCGGCCTGCGACTCGTACTCGCCGGGCGGGGGCCTGAGCCCGGACGCCGCCCGGTCCATCCCTCCGGAGGCGTCCGATGCGTCTGCCTGAGCTGCACACCCCCCACACCAGCCGCGACCCGGACTGGCGCACATTTGCCGCCTGCCGGGATGTCGACCCGGAGATCTTTTTTCCGATCGCGGCCGAACGCGGCGCCAGCAGCCGCCACCCCGATGTGCGGCCCGCCGTCGCCGTCTGCCGCCGCTGCCCCGTAGAGGGCGCCTGCCTCCGGTGGGCGGTCGACACCGGGCAACGGTGGGGCGTGTGGGGCGGCTGCACCCCATCCGAACGGACCGGCCGCGCGCTGGCCACCTGCCAGCAGTGCGGGGCGCTGTTCGCCCCCCGCCGCCCCAGCCAGCGGTACTGCGGCCGGACGTGCCAGCGCGCGTCGCTGCTCGACCGGCCACCGGCGTGCGGTGCCCCGGGCGGGGCGCGCAGGCACCGGCTGCGGGGCGAGCCGGTCGACCCGCTGTGCCGGCTCGCCGAGACGCTCACCGCCAGCCAACCAGAGAGGACACGGCAATGACACGTAGCCAGTTCAGGTCACAGCTGGCATGGTTCGGGACCCGCTCGTACGTCGGTGGCGTGACGGTGGGTGTACTGGTGTCGATCTTCAGCGACCCGGCCATCACCTTCGTGGCCGGCATCGCCCTGGGAATCGCGGCGGCGTTCGTGATCATGTGGCACACCAAGCGTTTCATCCGACGGCTGGACGCGACGCGGCCGGCGCTACACCTGCCAGAGAGGACGGGATCATGATCCGCAGCCTGACTAGCAACGTGATGGCCATCGTCATCGTCGCCACGATCGCCATCGGATGGTGGTGGTCCGGCATCGTCGGCCACCGCCGCCGGCTCGACGCCGAAGACCAGGCGCTGCTCGCCCGCACCGAACAGCTCCCACCCGCCGGCCGGGACACCGACTGCCCCCGCTGCGGCGGCTCACACTGCCGCCCGTGGCGGAAGAACGGCGCAGACTGCGGCGGGCAGCACGCCCCCGCGCTCGTCCACACCATGTGGACACCCCAACGGGGGGTGCACGAGCCGGTGGCGGTGCTGCGGCGCATAGTTCCCGGCGGGTGGCGCCCACCCCGGCCGCTGTGGTCCACCCTGGCCGAGCGGGTCGGCGGCTTCCCCGTGGGGGTGCTGCCGTAATGATGATCGTCCACAAGTGCCGAACCTGCGACCACCCCAACTACTGGGGCAACACCGTGCAGGAAGCGCGCCGCGACCAAGGGGGCTCCTGGCCGAACCTGCGCTGCGGGCAGGGCTGCCACCGCGGCCACGACTGCGACTGGGGCGACTCGCACGTCATACCCACCTACGGCGCCGACGGCAAGATTCAGCCCGAGGTGCACCAGCCCGGGGTCGGGTTCCCCGGCGTGGCCACCTGCGGCTGCCAAGAGTGTCTCGATCTGTACGGACTTGAGCGTGCGGAGGTGCTGGCGTGAACAACCTGGAGATGACCGAGGTGCAGTTGTACGAGTCGATCCGGACGCTGGCCCGGATGCTGGGGTTGCGGCTCTACCACACCCACGACTCGCGACGCTCCTACAGTGGCTTCCCCGACGTGGTTGTCCTCGGCACCGGCGGTCTACTGTTCCGTGAACTGAAACGAGACGGCACCGGTCTGAAGCCGGAACAGCGGCTGTGGCTGGACGCGCTGGTCGAGGCCGGCGCTGACGCCGGCGTGTGGCGGCCGGCCGATTGGCATTCGGGGCGGATCACCACCGAGCTGGGTCAGCTGCGCCGGGTCAAGGTGTCGACGCGATGAGCCAGTCAATGCCGGCCGCGGACTTCGCCGCGCTGCTCGACTCGATCACCAGCCCCGAGCCGGAGGAGCTGACCGCGGCGATCATGCGGATCTGCGGCACCCACTCCCGCGGTACCGCCCGCAGCCAGCAACGGCAGATCGGCCTGTCCGAGATCGGGCACCTGTGCGACCGGTCCGTCGCCTACCGCCTGTTCGAACACCCGCAGGTGAACACCGACCGCGACAACCACCTCGCCGACGTGGGCACCGCCTGGCACGCCTGGCTGGCCGACGCGTTCGCGGCCGAAAATCGGCGGCTCGGCCGGGACCGGTGGCTGATCGAGCAGCGGGTCTGGCTCACCGACGGCTACTCCGGCACCTGCGACCTGTACGACGTGGACACCGCCCGGGTGGTCGACCACAAACTACTCGGCATCGGCAGCCTACGGAAAATCCGCGACGGCGAGATCCCCGCCCACTACCGGCAGCAGATCCACTCCTACGGCTACGGCCACACCCGGGCCGGCCGGCCGGTGCGGGAGGTCGCGCTCGCCTGCTACCCCCGATCGGACAACCTGGGCGGCAACTTCGGCGGGGGCGGCCTGCACATCCATACCGAACCCTACTCGGAGGGAGTCGCCCTAGCCGGGCTCGACCGGCTCGGCCGGCTGTCCGCGCTCGGCTACCAGCTGGACCCTGAACAGCATCCGGACCGGTGGGCGCTGATCGCCGCCACCCCCGGCGAGCACTGCTCATATTGTCCGTTTTTTCGGTCCAACGGTGGGCCGGCCGACGCCAGCGGCTGCCCCGGCCAGCCGGTGGCGGCGCCAACCAGCATGCCCGGGATCTTGTAACCCAGGAATTCTCTACTAAGGAGCGACATGTCTCAGAACCAGGACGCCAGCTCGTTCATCATGGGCGTCGGCATCCCATCGGCGAAGTGGCCCACCGTCGGCACCAGCATCACAGGGGTGGTCGACCGGGAGCCGGAGCTGCAGCAGCAGACCGACTTCGACGACAACACCCCGCTGACCTGGGCCGACGGCCGGCCCCGGATGCAGGCCAAGGTGGTGCTGCGCACCGAGCAGCGGGACCCGGAGATCCCCGACGACGACGGCACCCGCGCCATCTACGTGCGGTCCAATCTGCAAAAGGCGGTGGCGGCGGCGGTCCGCGCCACCGGCGCGGCCAAGCTGGAGATCGGCGGCCGGCTGACCGTCATCTTCTCCGGCGAAGGGCCGAAGGAAGGGAAGAAGAATCCGCCGAAGCTGTTCACCGCCAAGTACGAGCCGCCGGACCCGGTGGCCCAGGCCGCCGACCAGCCGCCGCCTGCCGGGCCACCCGGTGGTGGCACGACCCAGACCGGGGCGGAAAACCTGCCGCCGGCCGGGATTGACCCGGCCAAGTGGGCCGTGCTCTCACCCGAGCAGAAAGCGACCCTCCGGGCTGCCCTCGGCCAGCCGTACTAGCCACAACCCCTGAGACCGGAACCGGCCGGCACACCCGCGCCCAGGTCGCGGCAGGGGACCACTGACACGAAACCCGGAAAGGGGGAGCACCCGTGGCGCTTGTACGCATCGAAGTCGACGGCACCGAGGCGCACGTGTACTCCCCCTACCATCCCGACCGGATCGAGGTGATCAAGACCATCCCCGGCCGGAGCTGGGACAAGGAAGGCAAGTTCTGGACGATCCCCACCTACCAGGTCCCCTCGCTGGTGGTCGCGCTGCAGACCATCGGCGACCAGGTCCAGATCAACCAGAAACCCGACCGGCCACCACCACCGGCGGACAGCGGGAAGCTGCGGAAGGCGCAGGAACAGATCCACGCGCTGGAAACAGAGAACCGGCGGCTGCGGCGGGACCTGCAGCGGGCCGGCAGCGAAGCCTCCGCCACCCGCCACAACTGGGCCTACGACCTGCTCGCCAAACTGGACCCCGAGCAGGCCGAGAAAGCCTACAAGCGGCTCGCGGGCGTGCTCCACCCCGACGCCGGCGGCCCGAGCGACCTCATGCGCGACCTGAACGTCGCGCGGGATCTGCTCGGTGAGCGGAGCTGGCGGTGACCGGCCCGTACGCGGCCGCCGCCGACGCGTACTGGCAGGCCGGCTGGCGCGGCATCCTGCCACTTCCCCCGGCGGCCAAGAAACCTCCACCGGACGGGTGGACCGGCCACGGCGCCCCCTATCCGTCCTACCCCGACATCCACACGTGGACCGAAGACAGGGGCGCCGGGAACCTCGCGATCCGGCTACCCGCCGACCTGCTCGGCATCGACGTGGACGCCTACGACGGGAAACCCGGTGCGCAGACCCTCACCGATCTGGAAATCGAACACGGGCCGCTACCGGCCACCTGGACATCCACCAGCCGCGACGACGGTATCTCCGCGATCCGGCTGTTCCGGGTACCAGTAGGCGTCAACTGGGTCGGGGCGCTACCCGGCATCGAAACCATCCACGCCGGCCACCGGTACCTCGTCGCCGCCCCCTCGGTGCACCCGGACACCGGCCGCAAATACGAGTGGCGCACACCGGCCGGGCGGGTCGCCGACCGGATACCCGGACCCGCCGACCTGCCCGAGCTGCCGCTACCGTGGGTGGCCGGGCTCGCCCGGCCGCGGCAGCGGACCAACCCGGCCGACCTCGGCGCCGGCGGGTCCGCCACCTGGCTGCGGCACCTACGCCCCGGGCCGCAATGCCCCCCGGTCGCGCTGCTGCTCGCCGAAACGGTCCGCCGGCTGGCGGACCCGGCCGGTGGTGCCCGCCACGACCTGGCCCTGTCCGCCTCCCGGGCGCTGGCCGGCTTCGGCGGTGAAGGCCACGCCGGCGTCTACGACGCCCTCGGCCAGCTCGGGAACGCGTTCGTGGTCGCCGCCAGCAACCCGGCCCACGGCGGGGAGACCCGATCCACCTCGGAGGCCACCGCCGAGTACCGAGATCTGCTGCTCGGCGCGATCCGGCTCGCCGCCGCCGGCAACCCCCAACCCGACCAGGCATGCGGCTGCGAAACCGACCAGGACCTCTACGACCTGGTCGGCGAAGTCCCCCATCAGCGAGACCAGCCGCGGCAGGAACCGCCGGCTAACCAGGCGGCGGTACGACTGGAGTTGGACGTGACCAACCCGGCGGTCGCCGCCGACTGGCTCCGCGACCAGCTCGGCCGAGGGCAGCTCGCCGGCATGTTCCTACGCGCTGATGACCTGGTGTTCACCCCCCGGGAAGGCGAGGACGGGTACATCCCCCTCTCACTCCGGGAGAAAGACAACGACGGGCCAGCCCAGATCCGGGTCGTCACCGCCCCGGGGCTCGCCGCCGCCGTCAGCTACCGGTACCGGTGTAGCCGGACCGCCATCACCAGGAACGGAAACCAGATCACCCGGCCGGCGCTGTTCCCTCCCGCGGCCGCCCAGACCGCCGCCAACGCGCTGGACATGATGCGGCACCTCCGGCGGCTCCGCGGCGCCACCCACACCCCCGTGGTGCGGGCCGACGGCAGCATCCTTACCGCCGCCGGGTACGATCCGGAAACCCGGCTGCTGCACCTTCCTGAACCCGGGCTGACCATCCCTCCGGTGCCGGTGGAACCGTCCGTGGCGGAGCTGGCGGCGGCGGTCGCGCTGCTGCAGGAGATGACCGCCGGGTTCCCGTTCCTGACCGACCACGACCGGGCCAACATCTACGGCGCGCTGCTCACCCCACTACTGCGGTTGCTCACCCCCCCGCCGTACAAGCTGGTGGCGATCGGCGCGCCCATGCCCGGATCGGGCAAGAGCCTGCTCGCGTCGATGCTGCGGATCGTCCACGGCGGCGTATTCCGGTCCGAGATGCCCGAAGATGACGCCGAGCTGCGGAAGCAGATCACCGCCATCCTGGACGTGACCACCGGTCCGGTGGTCCAGTTCGACAACGTGTCCGGCATGCTCACCTCCTCCACCCTGGCCGGGCTGCTCACCTCCAACCGGTGGGACGACCGCCGGCTCGGAGTCAACGAGATGGTGTCCCGGCCGAACGACCGGCTGTGGGTGCTCACCGGCAACAACCTGCTCATCGGCGGGGACCTGCCCCGGCGGACCCTCTGGGTGACCATCGACCCGGCCATGCCCGAACCGCACCGGCGCACCGGGTTCGCCATCGAGAACTTCGAGCTCTGGGTCCGCCAGCGGCGCGGCCAGATCGTCGCGGCGCTACTGACCATGACCTGCAGCTGGGTGGTCGCCGGCATGCCCCGGTCCGCGGCCGACCGGTCCGACTCGTACGCCGGGTGGATCACCACGCTGCGGGGCATCCTCGGAAACGCCGGCATCGACGGGACCCTCGACCATCCCGACTCGTCCGGTGAGACCGCCGGGGAGGACGAGTGGGGGGTGTTCCTGGACGCGGTACACCGGGTCTTCGGGGATGCGACCTGGACCGTTCCGGAGCTACTCGACCGGGTCGGCATCGTGCACGCCGCTTCGATCCCTGTAGATGCGTTGCCGGGCGACCTGAGTGAGAAGACATCCAAGGGGAGCAATCCGCATGGCCTGTCAAGGTCGCTCGGGAAGTGGCTTCGGAACCGTGAGGGGCGCTGGGCGAACGGCAAAGCGGCTCGGAGGCGCGGTCAGAACCGTGCCGGGGCGAATCTGTGGCAAATTGTGACATATGAAAGATCGTCTGCGGGGAGTGCGGGGTTTGCGGGGAGTAGTTCAGGTCCTAACGCGCGAGAGCGTCAAGATGATCTTGGTCAGGGGGAAACAGGTCCGACCGACCCGGGACACTCCCCGCATTCTCCGCACTCCCCGCACCAGTGGCCGGACTGGTGACCACCATGAGCCAGCACCTGATCTCCACCCGCGCCAAGGCCGACACCTGCCCGGTCTGCAAAACATCGACGCTCATCGCACACTCCGAAGGGCTACGCGTGCGCGTCGACATCACACCTATCAATCCGCCGGAGGAGCTGGCCGCGCTCGCCGAGGGCCGCACCACCTACACCCTGATCATGGCCGGGGAGCTGGTCGCACGCGACCGGCACCGGATCCGGGACCCCCACCTCCACGGCACCACCCACCGACAGCATCGCTGCCCCGTCGAGCGTGCCCGGTGGCAGCGCAAAGTCGACCGGGCCACTTTCGCCACCGCCCGCACCGCCGGACTCGCCGCCCGCCACACCCGCAAACTTGATGTCATCGACTACTGCCGGACATGCGGAATGACCAACCACCCAGATGGCACACCCCGTCACACCAGCTCGTGCCAGATTGTTCAGCTCGCCAGAAAGGACCCACTATGACCACCGCGCCATGTGGCCACTATTGGACGGTCACCCTCTGCAACGGCCGCGGCGGCCACCTCTGTGGCCGGGTCGCCGGCCACCAGCACAACCCGGGCCTGCCCCAGCACCACCGCCACCACTGCCGCTGCGGAGCCACCACCACCAAGGAGACCCCGATGACCACCCACCAGCCGCCGCCCGCCGGCCTACCACTGCGCCCGTTCGACCCGGACGAGGCCACCGACATGACCCGCGCACAGCAGATCCGCGCTGACGCCGTCATCGTCGCCAGCCAGCTGATCGGCGACTGCTCCGGCACCGCCGCCGGCATGGCCGCGCACCTGATCGAGCTGGCCGGGCCGATCGCCGACTGGATCCGCGCCGGGAGCCAGCCATGACCCGGCCGCCGATGAGGACCACCTCGCAGGTGGTCGGCGGCCTCGCCCTGGTGCTCACCCTGTCCGGCTGCCCCGCCGGAGACGACCGGAACTGCACCGACTTCACCACCCAGCCCGAGGCGCAGCGTCAGCTCGACCGCGACCGCGACGACCCGCACGGGCTCGACGTGGACGGGGACGGCGTGGCGTGCGAGCAGCTACCGACCACCGAGGAGACCCCATGACCACCGACCAGCCATTCGACCAGCCGCCGAAGCTGCCCCCATCCATCAACGTCCGGGTCGAGTACCGGCAACTCGGCCCCGGCCCCGAGTCGATCGAGGTCCAGTGGGACGCCGGCGCTCACATCCCGTCCGCGGCCGACATCTGCGCCGTGATCCGCCAACTCTGGGACCCACCCCGAGCGTGGTCGGCCAGCTCCAGGACCCACCCCGAGGAGACCCGATGACCACCCACCAGCCACCACCGCCGCCGAGCAAGCCGGTAGTCCCACCCGCGCCCTGCTGGCTGCCCGGCGCGCACGGACAGCCCGTCTGCGTCCGCGAGTTCCACACCGTGCCGTGCCCGGAGTGCCCGACGCCCACCGCACGGCAACCGGCCGCTGAACCCACCACCCAGCCGACCATGCCGACGACCGGCATGCTCACCGAGCTGCCCGACTGGGAGCGGGAGCTGCTGGAGCGGCAGGGGGCACGGGTCGCGCTCGAGCCCGCCCCGGACGGCACGGGGCCGATCCTGGGGCAGGCGTTGCTCGACGTGGACGGCGACGTATGGCAGGACCGCGGCAACGGGCTGTGGCAGGGCGTCGGCGTGGAGTCATACATGCCCGAGGCGGAGCTCAAGAGAGACCACGGCCCGGTGCGGGAGGTGCTGCTGGTGGACCCGGCCGCCGCCCAGGTGCTGGAGGCGTTGCGGGCGTGGCTGGGCTCCATCTCGGCCACGGAGACCGCAGAGGAGGCTGATCTGGTGCTCGCGATGCGGGCCCTCGATCCCGCCGCCTGGCACTGGGCCGAGTCCGTGGACGCGCTCGGGGACACCCCCGAGGCCGAGCACGACCACCGCATGGCCACGGGCGAGCCGGTGCTGGTGGTCGGCACCCCGCCGCCGTGGCGGGTGGAGGCCGCACCGCCGCCGACGGCCGGCACACCACCAGCCGACCCGGTGTTGGCCGGCGGCCCCGGGTGGGACCGGGAGCGGTTGACCGAGCTGGTCGCCGAGGCGCGGCGTCGTGGTCCGGTGGACGACATGCCCGATCAGGTGGAGGCCCTGCTCGCCGACCTGGACATGTTCGTCGGGGCGCTGGATGTCCGCAGCACCCAGCTATACGATGCGCTGGTCGAGCGCGACGCCGCCCGCGCCGAGCTGGCCACCGCCCGCCGGGACGCCGAGCTGTGGGAGAGTGCCGCCGGGGACATGGAGGCCCGGGACCGGCACACCGCCGCCGACGTGCTCGACTGGGCCGCCGGAGAGTGGCACCGTACGGCAGTCGGCACCAACGAGTGGCCCACCCGGGATCAGCTCCACGAGTGGGCCACCGAGGTCCGCGCCGGCACCCGCAGCATTGGAGATGTCAGGTGACGGCCGTACGAATCCCACTGCATCATGGTCTGTTTCTGCTAGTCGATGATGCCGATGCGGAAGCTGTCTCCCAGTTCAGGTGGCGTCCTGCGGGGAAGCGGGAAACCTACTACGCACGACGACGCTTTCTAGAACCTGATGGGGATTCCGTGCGAGAGCGAGGCCAGTTCGTGCACACCTTCTTGACCGGTTGGCCACGGGTTGACCACATCAACGGCAACGGCTTGGACAACCGGCGCTGCAACTTGCGACCTGCCACTGAGTCACAGAACCAAGCCAATCGCCAAAAAACCAAGGGAACATCTCGCTACAAGGGCGTTGTTTGGGACACGTCGAGGCTTAGGTGGCTAGCGAGGATTTACCCGCAGGGGAAGCAGATAAAGCTTGGCCGCTTCGTGTCGGAGGAGGATGCAGCACTCGCCTACGACGATGCAGCGCGCCGCTACTTCGGTGACTACGCTGCCCTGAACTTTCCGCGCCCGGGCGAGCAGTCGGCCCATGGCAGGGTGGCACCGGTAGCCAGAGGGCTTCCCCTGGTCGGCCGTGGGGTCAGGGGTCACCGCCTTGTACGCGTCACCGCCAAGGAATATCAATGCTCCTGTGGATGCCCACTTGTCCTCGCCCCGCACGGAAAGAGTCAGACTCGCGCTAGGGAAGCAATGAAGGCACACTGCCAAGACCTCCTCAGGGTCCGCCCCGTCCCCGGCAGCCCGAAGCCGGCCCCAGCCGGAGAGGAGCCGACATGATCCCGCTGCTGAGCATCTGGGGATGGCTGCTGATCGGCGCCGTCATCGGCCGGGTCGCGTTCGTGCGGATCCTCGGCGACCAGCCGCGCCGCGGGCTGGTCGACCGGAAGGACGATTTCGGGAGGCGGTACACGGCAGAGGACGGGTGGACGGACGCCTTCGGTCGCGCCCTGTGGACCGGCATCGCCTGCGTCGCCGCCTGGCCGCTGGCGCTGCCGCTGCTGCTGATGCTGGCCCACACCGGTGCCGAGAAGCTGCGCGCCAAGCGTGAGCGGCTGGCGGCCGAGGTGGCCCGGCTGGAGCGGGAGGTGTCCGATGCCGGCTGAGCCTTCCGCCGCCACCGCCGCCCAGCGGATCCTGGACCAGATCGAGGCGGCCTACAACCGACAAGCCCCACAGGCTGAGATCGACGCGCTATGGGACCGGTACCACGCCAAGGAGCGGGCCGTGCTGTGGCTGCTGGGCGGACTCTAGCCGATGTACCGCACGCTCGACCGGCTCGCTGGCAGGAAGGAGACCGACCATGGTTGAGACGGGGGGGCCGACGATGCCGGCTGACCGTGACGCCCAGCACCTGGTCTACGGGATCCTGTACCGCCCCGGGGCGGACGACCCGCTGCCCGACCCGGACACCTCCGCTACCACCCGCCGGCTCTGGGCCACCGCCGGGCGGATCATAGAGGCGCTCCGCCGCGACGCGTTCGAACGCCACCTCGACCAGCACCAGTGCGGCACCGGCGACCATAAGAGCCCGCACTACATAGGCGGATTCATGAAATGTCCCGAAGCCGTGAGCCTCTGGAGACTTCTGCCCGACGACGACCAGATCATACTGGCGGAGGACGATCATGCGTAACCCGCTGCGCAACCCGGTTCCGAAGCCCACCACCCTACCACCGGGCCATCCCGACTTCTGGGTCGACAACGCCCGGTTCTGGCGGGAGGTGGAGGTCTTCTGGCGCCGGCGGGGGCGTATCTGGCTCATCATCACGGGGCTGTGGGTCGTCGTGGCGGCTCTGCTGGTGCTCTCGGTGGTGCTGAAGCTGGCCGGTGGCTGATGGCCGACTGCCAGGCGTGCTCCCGGCCGGTGCCGGACGTGGCCTACGTCTGCCCGGCGTGTGAGCGTGACCTGGCCGCGCAGCTCAAGGACGCCGCCGAGTTGTGGCCGGAGCTCCAGGTGGCCGTTGCCCGGCTGGCGCGGATGTCCGAGCCGGGCCCGCGCGCCCGCGGTCGGGCGCCGGCGCAGCCGGTCCGCCCCGACTCCGGGGTGCTGGTCGGCCCGATCTGCCAGAAGTGCACGCACGGGTTATGCCGTAGTATCCGTAGCCCCGACTACGAGCTGGGCACCGTGACCGGGCTGCCGTTCAGTTGGCTTGCGGCTGAGGTGGCGGAGGCGGTGCGCAACACGGTCGTCACCTGGTGCCGGGTGGTGCTGGAGGAGCGTCACGGCATCCAGGCCGCGCCATGGAGTCTGCCCGAGGACACCCCTGGCCTGATGCGGTGGCTGGCCGGTCAGCTCAAGTGGCTGCGCTACCAGCCGTTCGCCGCTGAGGCGTGGGATGAGCTGTCCTACGCGTGTGGCCAGATCGAGCCGGCGGTGGACCGGCCACCGCCGCGCTGGCTGGACGCCGGCCCGTGCCTGGCCCCCACCGCGGCCGGACCGTGCCGCCAGCGGCTATTAGCGTCACCCAGAGCGGCCAACGTCCACTGCCCCGCCTGCGGGGCATCCCACAGCGCCACCGAACGCTCGGCGACCATCCTGGCGGCTGCGATGGACATCCGGCTGACCGCGGAGGAGTGCGCCCACCTGCTCAGCCTCCACGGCTGGTCCACCCCGGCCGGTACGGTCCGCTCGTGGGCCAGCCGGCGCCGGCTCAGCTTGGCCGGCCGGATCCGGTTCGGCGAGGTGCACAAGTTGCGGGTTGCGATGAGAGAGAGGATCAGCACATGACCATCGAGCAGCGGCGTGGAGAGCGGTGCACCGACCCTGGGTGCCCGGACCGGCGCGAGGGCTACCAGCACGCGCACATGCGCCTACCCAGCCACCCCCTGGACATCAGGCTGACCGTCGACCGCGTCGAGGGCCGGTACGTCTACGAGGCGGCCCACGGCAGTCCGCAGCATGAGCAGTTGATGGAGTGGCTGAGGGCGAACGGCGTGGAGCCAGACGAGACACCGACCGAGGCCACCGCCACCATCCACGACGGCAGCCTGACCATCGAGCAGTTCGCGCGCAAGGACGGGAAGCTGTACCTGGACCCGTCCGGAGGCGGGGCGGCCCGGACCACGGTCACGGTGCCGCTCAAGGCCGAGCTGTCCGACTCCCGGTCGTGTGTGAGCAGGCCAGCGGCATGATCTGTTATCGTGCAACGCAACACCGCCAGTGGACGAGGTGTGCCCGATGAGCGGTGTACCTACCCAACCGGAGGTCGTGCAGTACCTGCTCTCCCGCCACGCTCACGGCACCTGGGCCGAGTTCCTCGACGGACTACCCTGGCGCTACCTGCGCCCCGTGGTCACCGTCGCTATCAACTCCAAGACCCACCCGTCCCTCGCGCTCATCACCGCCATCGCCCACTCGGCCGATGCCGAGTTCAAGGCGACCGGCACCGCGCACCTCAAGCGCAGGGCACCCAGCCTGGAGCCCGCCGGTGGCCAGGACGCATGACCGGGGCTACGGCCGGCCGCACCAGCTGGAGCGTGAACGCTGGCGGCCGCTGGTCGTGGCCGGTCAGGTTGCGTGCTGGCGGTGCGGCTCGGAGATCTGGCCGGGCCAGGCGTGGGACCTCGGTCATGACGACGACGACCGGACGCGGTACGCCGGGCCTGAGCATGCGAGCTGCAACCGCGGCGCGGGTGCGGTGCGCGGTGGGTACGCGCGCCATCGGCGGGCACGGTGCTGGTGTGGGGACAGGTGCAGGCTGCACGTCCCGGTCGACCAGCTCTGACCTCGGAACATAGACGTTCGTTTATTTGAGTCAGACGTCTTGCGACCCTGCCTCCCGGGCGGCCCTGTCCCCCCCCGTGACCCCCCGTGTCCCCTCCGTAGTGGACGCACCCCCCGCGCGATACGTCAGGATGACGACATGCCACCGAAGCGTCAACTGAAGGCGGTTCCCGACCAGCCAGCCCGTGAGCCCGCCCCCGACCTTCGCGATGCGGTCCGCACCGCCGTGGAGGCGATGGACTGGTTGAAGGCCACCGACGCGGCCATGAAGGCGCTGGCGCTGCGGCAGGCCGAGGAGATCGAGAAGTCGGTCGACCGGGCCGCGGAGCTGGCGGAGCTGCGGCGGGAGCTGGCCGCCGACGACTCGGCGCTCAAGCGGCTGCGGCTGCTGGAGGCGCAGTGCGACCTGACCAAGACCGTCGGGTGGTTGGGTCCGCAGCTGCAGGGGGTGTTGCGTGACCTCGGGGGGACGCCGGCGGCGCGCAAGGCGATGAGACCGGACAAGCCGATCGGGGGTCGCCTTGCCGAGCTTCGCGCCGCCGCTGAGGGGGAAGATCACACCTAGGCTCTGGACCCGCCCGCTGGTGGTCGGGCCGCCAGGTCTGTGCGGGTGCGGTTGCGCACTGTCGCCGCAGACCAGCAAGGGCTTCTCGGCGGTGGACTTCTCCCGCGACGTGCTGGGGATTGAGCCGCTGCCGTGGCAGCGCTGGCTGCTGATCCATGCGTTGGAGCTGCTGCCCGACGGGTCGTTCCGTTTCCGGGTGATCGTGGTGCTAGTGGCCCGTCAGAACGGGAAGACCATGGTCCTGCAGGTCAAGAATCTGTGGAAGATGTTCGTGCTGGGCGTGCGGCTGGTGATCGGCACGGCCCAGGACCTGGACACCGCGGAGGAGGCTTGGGACGCCGCGGTGGAGATGGTCGAGTCGAAGCCGGAGCTGGACGCCGAGAAGGCGCACGTGGACAAGACGAACGGCAAGAAGGCGCTCAAGCTGACCAACGGCTCCCGATGGAAGATCGTCTCGACGTCGCGCCGCGGTGGCCGCGGTAAGGCCGGCGATGACGTGAACCTGGATGAGCTGCGCGAGCACCTTGACTGGCTGGCGTGGGGCGCGATCACCAAGACGACGATGGCTCGGCGCAATGCTCAGATCTTCGGGTTCAGCAACGCCGGCGATGACCGGTCCATCGTGCTCAACGATCTGCAGGCGAAAGGCCATGCGGCGGCCGCCGGCGCGGCCGGCGCGGACCCACAGCTCGGCCTGTTCGAGTGGTCGGCACCCGACGACGTCAAGTGCACCTGCGCCCGACGCTCTCCCGATGCCCCGCATGCTGCTCACTGCCGGCTGCGGGATCGTGCCGCGTGGGCGCAGGCGAACCCGGCGCTCGGCTACACCATCACCGTCCAGGCGATCGAGTCGGCGCTGGCGACGGACCCGGAGGCGGTGTTCCGGACCGAGGTGCTCTGCCAGCGGGTGCCGGATCTGACCGAGGGGATCATCACCGCCGGGCAGTGGGCGAAACTGCACGACCCGGCGTCCAAGCGCGCCGGGGATGTGGCGCTGGGCGCGGACATCTCCCCGCTGCGGGACTACGCGGCGGTGGCGGTGTACGGGCTGCGCGAGGACGAGCTGGGCCACGGGCAACTGATCGACTACCGACCGGGTACCGAGTGGCTGGTGGGTCGGCTGGTGGAGCTGAAGGATGAGCTGGACCCGGTGGCGATCGGGATGGGCCGCGGCACCTACCAGTCTCTGAAGGAGGATCTGGCCGAGGTCGGCATCGAGGTGCCGGAGCTGTGCGAGGTGTCGAAGTGCGCGGATCCGCTGCATCCGAACGAGCCGCACCGTGGGGACCTGGCGGTGACCACGGCCACGAGCATGGCCGCGGCGTGTGGTCAGCTGATCGACGCGGTGCGTCAGGGGACGCTGCGGGTGGTGCCGTCCGACGATCTGGACGCGTCGGTGACCGGCGCCCGTACCCGGATGTCGGGGGACACGATCGCGTGGGCGCCGCGGGACTCGAAGTCTGATACCGCGCCGGTGGTGGCGGTGACGGTGGGGCGGTGGGCGTATGAGACCCGGGCGCATCTGGTGATCGACGCGGATTATGACGTGCTGATGAGTATCTATTGATCGTCATCTGTCATGTAGAGCGCCTCGCGTGCCCGTTGAATCCGGTCATGGTATCCCCGGTTTCGTTGGGCGGCGTGTCCGCTGATCCGATAGCGGTGACCAGGGAATACCTCGACCTGGTCTGCAATGCCTAGCTTGACCAGTTTCAGCGCGTGCGCCCGAGCGGTCCGAGGTGCAACTCCCGTAGATTGAGCGACCTCCCGGGTGGTGATCCATCGGCCCCGAGCGAGTGCCTGGTAGACCAGGATCTCATGTCTGCTGATCTCGTTTCGTTCCATGCCTAATCATACCTCACCGTGCCCCGCCATGCCAGCGGAAGGGAAGCCCGGTGATGTGCTGCGGAGTGTTCTACTGATGGAGCGCGTTGACCACCGGTACCGGGCTGCGATCGAGGCGGCGTATTCGCTGATCCCCGCGGGGATGCACCGGCTGATCCGGCCGCACTTCCTGTGCGGGGTGGACCCGGTGTTCGTGGGGTTGCACCGCTACGAGGACGCGTCGTTCGGCCGCTCGTACCGCAGTACCGCGCATGTCGCCTATGAGTTCCACCAGACCGGGACTGCCCGGACGAACCGCCGCACCACCGTTGTCCTGCCGGGGCGCCCGGCCGTGCTGGAGTTGCCGGTGTTGGTGCACGAGCTGGGTCATGTGCTGGATGCGTCGCTCGGGTTCGCGCACCGGGCTGAGCCGGTTGGCGACTATGCCGCGACCGACCCCCTCGAGGCCTTCGCCGAGGCGTTCACAGCCTGGGCCTTGCCGCCGGGCTACGGGTACGGCGCGCGGAAGGGCCAGCTTTACGCCTCGGATCGGTCCACCGTGGCGCTGTTCGATGACTTGTCGGAGGCGGGTGTGCGGTGAAGGAGATCATCACGGACGCGCTGGATGCGTTCGGTCTGCTGGCGGTCGCGGCCGGGGTTGGCGCCGGCGCGGCCACCTGGGTGGGCTGGTGGGGTCTGGCGATCTCCGGCGGCATCCTGGTCGGCGGCTCGCAGTTGGCGGCGAGGCTCGGGTGAGCCTGTTCACCCGCGGCCGTCACCGTCGCAACGGCGTTTCGCAGATCGACGGGCCGCCGCTGTTCGACGGGGACATTCCGCCGCGCTCGGGCGGCGGCCGCCGTGGCGTGGTGTCGGTGACCTCCGACTCGGCGCTGCGGCACAGCGCGGTGTGGGCGTGCCTACGCATCCGCGCCGACCTGGTCAGCACCTTCCCGATTGACGTGTTCCGCCAGGTGGGTAAGCAGCAGGTGGAGATGCCGAAGCCGCCGGTGTTGGTGGAACCGGGCGGGGAACGCTGGGATTACTGCGATTGGATGTACGCCAGCCAGTTCGACATGGACCGGGCCGGTAACGACTTCGGCCTGATCACCGAACGTAACGCGCTCGGGCTTCCGGCGCGAATTGACCTTCAGTCGCTGGCTGATGTGACGGTGATCGAGCGCAAGGAGACCGGCCGGCTGCGCTATCGCATCCGTGGGGTGGAGTACGAGCCTGAGCAGGTGTGGCATGAGCGGCAGTACGTGGTCGCCGGCCTGCCGTTCGGGCTGAGCCCGGTGGCGTACGCAGCATGGAGCATCGGCGAGTACTTGAGCGCGCAGCAGTTCGCGCTCGACTGGTTCTCCGGCGGTGGGATCCCCAAGGCGCGGATGAAGAACATCGCGAAGATCATCCCGCCGAAGGAAGCGACCGCGATCAAGGCCCGCTTCCAGGAGACTATCGACCACGGCGGGCTGTTGGTCCACGGCCGCGACTGGGAATACGACATGATCCAGGCTGAGCAGGCGGGCACGGAGTGGCTGGAGGGCCGGAAGTTCGGGCTGGCTGACATCTCCCGTTTCTTTGGCTGCCCGGCAGATTTGATCGAGGCGGCGGTCAGCGCTGGCGGCACGATCACCTATCAGAACCTGACGAACCGCAACCTACAGTTCCTGATCATGCACCTTGGCCCGGCGATCGCCAGGCGCGAGAAGAACTTGAACAAGCTGCTTCCCCGCCCCCGGTTCGTCAAGCTCAACACGGATGCGTTGCTGCGGATGGACCCGGAGACCCGCGGCAAGATGATGGACGCGGCGATCGCCGCCCGCCGGCTCACGGTCACCGAGGCGCGGGAGCTGGATAACCGGCCACCGCTGACAACCGAGCAGGAAGCCGAGTTCGCGCGGCTGTTCGGCGTACCGCGGCAGGCCCAGGAGCAGGGGCAGGAGCGGACGGGGGCGCCGTGGCACTGGGAGCAGGTCTCGCCATTGTCGGCGGTGCCCTACCCGCGGTCGCCGACCTTCGGGGAGGTCAACCAATGACGCCAGTCGAGGAGATCGAAGGTCACGGCATGAACGAGTCGCAGGCCGCCGAAGCGCGGCAGCGCGCGGGCCAGGAGCGGTCGGCCAGGCTCGCCGCAGATGAGCCGCCGGGCGGTCAGGCCCGGGCGGTGTGCACCCAGTGGCAGGTCCGCTCGCGGGATGCGCGTACCGGCGTGGTGACCACCACTCCGCCACGGCTGCGAGCTGAGAAGCGGGAGCGTGACGGCAAGCAGTTCTACGTGGTTGAGGGCTATGCCACCGTCTACGAGCGTGGCTACGAAATGTGGGACATGTTTGGCCCATATACCGAGATCGTGTCGAATGGCGCCGCCGAGCAGACTTTGGGGGCTGACCCCGACGTGGTGTTTCTTGTGAATCACCGCGGGCTGGCGATGGCTCGCACCGTTGCCAACACGTTGGACCTGTGGTCAGACGACACCGGCATGGGTGACCGGGCATGGTTGAACCCGCAACGTCAGGACGTCAGGGATCTGGTGCTCGGCATCGAGGACGGCACGATCACCGAGCAGTCGTTCGCGTTCATGATCACCGCCGGGCGATGGTCCCCGGACTACACCGAGTACCGTATCGACGTCTACGACATCAACCGTGGTGACGCATCCGCAGTGAACTACGGCGCCAACCCGTACACTTCGATCGCAGCTCGCGGGCGTGAGATGCTCGATGAGCTGGACAAGCTTCCGGCCGGCATGGCACGCGCCGCGTTCGACCGGTTGAGTACCAGGACCGACCTGGGCATGGTGCCGGCGAGATCAGCCGAACCGCCCGCCACGATTCCGGCGGACGCGGCACCAGCCCCCGACAGGCTGACCGGACGGTCGGTGACCGCGCTCGACGCGTGGCTCGCCGCCACCGCGGTCCGCTGATCCTCCATCCTGTCGCGCAGATGACGTAGCAGGGCCGCTCGACGCACCGAAGATTCGGATCGGTGTCGCGCGTGGGGACTCTCTTCCCTACGAGCCGAGAGGCGTCTACTGCAATGGCAACATTCGATGAGCTGATCCTGTCTGCCCAGGTGGAGCAGGATCAGGCGATCAAGCGTCGCGAGAAGGCACTCGCGACCGTCAAGTACATCCACGACAAGTCGCGCCAGGAGGCGCGGGCTCGGCTCACTGAGGACGAGGACGCCGAGGTCGCCGCGGCGATGGAGTCGCACACCCGCGCCGAGGATGACGTGAAGGGCGCTGCGCGCAAGCTGGTGCAGCTCAAGGAGGCCAAGGCTGCCGAGGACGCGGCCGATCGGGCGTTGGAGGAGCGAAGCGCCGATCCGAAGACCACCGCCGGCGCCAGGCCGGCATACGATCGGGTCGCCCGGGTGGGCTCGGAAGAGCGGACCTACCACAAGGGCAACACCCGCGGCGGTGGGCCGTTCGTCCGTGACCTGGTGCGCTCGTTCCTGTACCGGGACCTGGACGCCGAGATGCGGCTGTCCCGGCACATGGCTGAGGAGCGGGTCGAGCGGGGGGTTTACCTGGAGCGCGCGGCCGGCGACGCCGGCACGGGCGCGTTCGCCGGCCTGACTGTGCCGCAATACCTCACCGAAATGTTCGCCCCGGCGGTGGCCGCACGGCGCCCGTTCGCGGACGCGATGACGAAGCTGCCGCTGCCGGCCAACGGCATGACGGTGAACATCTCGCGGATCACCACGGCCAGCTCGGTGGCGCTTCAGGCCAACGAGTTGGACGCGGCGTCGGCAACCAGCATGGATGACACGCTGCTGACCGAGAACGTGCAGACCGCGGCCGGCCAGCAGACGCTGTCCAGGCAGGCGATCGACCGGGGTACCGGCATCGAGGACGTCGTGATGATGGACCTTCAGCGCCGGTGGGCCACCACGCTGGACTCGACGATCGTCAACCAGGCGACCACCGGGCTGCTGGCCGTGGCCACGGACATCGCGTTCACCACGCCGGTGACCGGTGCCGGGCTATACCCGAAGCTGCTGGCCGGGGCCGCCGGGTCTGAGGCGGCGCTGCTCGGGCAGGCTCAGCCGGATATCGCGGTCATGCACTCGCGTCGGTGGTACTGGCTGTCCAAGGAGATGACCAGCACCTGGCCGATGATCGCCAACCAGGGAATCCCGCCCCAGAGCGCCGGTGTCAACTTCGCCGAGCGGTACGGGTCGGGCTTCCGCGGGTTGCTGCCCAACGGCATGGTGGTCATCGTCGACAACAACTTGCCGACCAACCTGGGCGGTGGCACCGAGGACAGCGTTGTGATCGCACCCACCGAGGAGTCGTTCCTCTGGGAGGACCCGGGTGCGCCGCAGTTCATCCGCGCAGAGCAGGCCAAGTCGGCCAACCTCGGCGTGCAGCTGGTCCTCTACGGCTATTTCGCTTACACCCTTCGGAGGTACGCAAATAGCCACCAGGAGATCACGGGCGCTGGCTTGATTGCACCTGTGTTCTAAGGTTCTGAGTTCTCCTTGCTATAGTTCCTGCATGGAGACTCAGGGTTGTGGCCACTGCCGCGAACAGAAGGAGCTGTCGGAGTTCGCCCTGTCGTACCGCGGTCGGCCGGGGACTTGGTGCCGCGCTTGCATGCGTGGCCGGTACACCAAGAAACCTCGGCCGACCGTGCCCGACGGGCACAAGCTATGCACCCGATGCAAAGCGTTCAAGCTCGTCAACGAGTTCTACGCGACGGCCACCAGCAACTGGTGCAAGGCGTGCTATCGCGATGATCACCGCGCTCGATACAAGCCCAAGAACGGCGCCAACGACGAACCTCGCGATTGCACCTGGTGCGGAACGTCTTACCGGCCGAGGACGCGCCGGGTCAGCATGTACTGTTCGCCGGCATGCAAAGAAGCTGAGCGCAGAGAGACTGGCCAGGACCGAGAGCGGCATCTTCGCCGGAACTACGGCATCGGGTCAGCTGACTACGACAGGATCTTGGCCGAACAGGGCGGCGGGTGCGCTTTGTGCGGCGTCCGGCCCGAGGATCTCAAGGCCGGCAAATATCGAACCCACTTGCACGTGGACCACTGCCACGACACGGGGCGGGTGCGCGGGCTGCTGTGTCCGGACCATAACTTGCTGCTAGGTCGGTTCGGCGACGATCCGATTATGTTCAAGCGAATACTGCAGTACCTGGAGGGTTAACCATGCCAGATCAGCGTGCTATCACCCTGGGCAAGGTCGTCAGGGCGGCAACCACGACCTCGCCGGCGTATCCGACGCCAACGGCCTCGCCGGCTCTGTCGCCGACCAGCGGCGCCGCGGCCGGCGGCACCGCGGTGACCGTGACCGGCACCAACCTGTCGGGTGTCGTGGCGGTGTTGTTCGACGACGTCGCGGGCACCGGGCTGAGCGTCACGAGTGACACCTCGGTCGTGGTGGCAACCCCAGCCCACAGCGCTGGGGCGGTGACGGTCACGATCGTCACCCCGGGCGGCGTCGTCAAGAAGACCACCGCGTTCACGTTCAGCTAGGAGTCGCGATGAGCAAGGAACCGACGCATGTCGTGCAGGCCCGTAACGAGCTGGCCAACGCGAAGGCGTATGGCCAGGAGGATCGGGTGCGCGCGGCGGAGAAGGTGTTGGCCGCGGCCGGTGTCACCCGGCGTGCGGCGGTCGAGGCGGAGGAGCCGGAGCCGGAGAAGGCGCGCCGTGCCCCGCCGCGTGGCCGGACCGCACCGGCGGCTCACAAGTCGGTGACCGCTGGCGGGGGTGTCCACGGTGGCTGATGAGCCGGTACCCCCGGAGCCCGAGCGCGTGCCCCAGGTGACCGCGGAGATCAACCTGTCGTTGGCCACCGGCCAGCCCATCCCTGAACCGGACCCCGAGGAGGAGTAGCCGATGTCCGACCCGACACTGCGTAACGCGGCCGCCGACGGGGCCGCCGTCAACCTGGAAGCCGCGTTCTTCTCGATCCATAACGGGGCGACCTCTGGCGACCAGGTGTCCAACCAGCGGCTGACGCCGGCCTACACCACCGCCGCCGGCAGCGTGGCCGCCCTCACCAGCACGCTCAGCTTCACCGGCACCGGCTCGGCCGCCGTGTCCCACCTGGGCGTCTGGACGACCATCGGCCCGACCGGCGGCACGTTCCGGTTCGCGGTCGCGCTGGCCGGCGACAGCTCGTTCAATGCGGCCGGGGATCTTGACCTCACCGCCGCACCGATCACCGTCAGCTAGGAGGAGTGATGAGCTTCAAGATCCTGTCAGCTGGGACGCCGGCCGACCTCAAGGCACAGCTGTCCGATATCGCCGGTGTCAGTGGTGGTGAGCTGGAGACACTGACCCGCGCTTACCTCAGCCAGGTGCTAGCGCTGGTTGACTCCCAGACGCTGGTGAAGGCAACGGGGGATGTCACCGGGGGCGCCGCTGAGATCAGCATCGCCGTCCGGCCCGTCCGGTAGTCGCCGTACCGATCTGAGGAGGATGACATGGCCGCAGGGTTCGGTGCCTTCACGACCAAGGACAGCATCAACCAGAATGCCGGGCGGATGGCGGTAGCCCTTCGCGAGGCTTTCGAGCTCGTTGACCGGTTCAATCGCTGGCACGCCGGAGTAGGCGCTACCGGGCTCGAGACCGACTTCGGGTTCACGGCCACCGATGCCGCGGTGATCGGTTCGGCGGTCACCGACGCCGAGCAGCTCCGCGACATCTTCGAGGGTGACGCGACGCTGGGCGTTGCCAAGGAGTTCACCGCATTCCTCGATGATCTCTGGGCTCTCCGCTAGCCGCACCGAGCCTGAGGTGGTGCCGCGATGACGATCGTCCGTTCGCTCGACGCCGCCAGCGACATCATCTTCACCACCGGCACCGGTGGCCTGGATGGGATCACCTACGGCACCGTGGCGGTGCTGTTCAAACCGTTGCCGCTGTACGACGGAGCGGCGCGGACCCTGTTCCGGCTGCACGACTCGGCCGGGCTAGACCTCGGCGGGATCGGGCTCAACGCATCCGATGAGGTGGTGTGGTCCGACGGGACCACCGAGTCAGCCGGACCGGTCACCACCGCCGGCGACTGGCACGCGCTGATAGCCCGCAAGGCCACCGGTAGCGCCACCCCGCGGTTCAGCCTGCTCAATGTCACCACCGGCATCCCGGCGCACGCCGACGGGGACGCGGCGGTCGGGAACTGGGCCGCCCCGACCGGCGGCAGCATCCGGATGGCCACCGAGGGCGCGGTCGGCCCCGGCTCCTACGTGGCCGCCATGGGCGCGTGGGCGGACGAGTTGCCGTGGACCGCCGACACGGACGGCGACGACGACATCGAGGCGGCGCTCCTGGAGGAGCACCTCGACAACTGGCTGGCCGCTGGCCCGTCGGCCGCGTGGGGATTCGGCCAGCCCTCGGACCACAACGTTGAGGATGTCACCGGCGGCCGGGCCGACCAGATCACCTTCGGTGGCGGCGGCTCGGTCTCGGCCACCGACCTCGGCTTCCAGTACGAGGACACCGGCCTCTTCGTCTTCAGCAAGAACTTCTACCGCACCACCCAGACCGAGCCGTTCACCACCGGCATCGTCCGGGACCTGTCCGAGACCCAGGGCACCCCGACCACCCTGACCTCAGCCAGCATCTCCGGCGGGTTCACAGAGGTCTTCCGCTTCCAGCGCGAGGTCGGCACCGCGGTCGGCAGCAACACGATCTCCACCCAGTTCCAGGTCACCGCGGTCAGCGCGGCCACGCTCAGCTACCGGTGGCGGGTCCAGCGCTGGAACTCATCCGGGGTGCTCCAGGCCAGCTCAAGCTACTCGAGCGAGCAGAACACCGTCGGGATCAAGGTCCAGACCTTCGAGCTGGCCACCACCTGGGCGGCCGGGGACATCCTGGCCTTCTCGGCCGAGCTGCGCAAGGCCGGCGGCGGCGGCGGCCGAACCATCACCGTCGCGGTCAACGACCCCGACGCGTGGGCCGAGTACGAGGTCGCGGTCTTCTCCCCCACCCAAGTCACCGCCAACATCCCGCTGACCGTCGCGGTCGCCCCCACCGCCGGCACCGACCACGCGGTCACCGCCGACATCCCGCTGACCGTGGCGCTGGCCGGCACCGTCCAGGCGCCCAGCGATACCGGGCTGGTCTCCGGCACCGTCTCCGCCAACCCGGTCACCCTGTCCTGCGCCGTCGGTGAGCGGCTGATCTGCATCGCGTTCTCCCGCGGCGGCGGCACCGGCTTCGCGGTCACCCCCAACGCCGGCGGCGCGTCTTGGGTCAACCGGGTGGCCGAGGCCACCTTGCCGGCCAACGACCTGGCCCGCCGCTCGCTCGGGGTGGCCGAGTTGGTCCCCACCAGCGGCATCACTGACGGGCTGTTCACCGCTGCCTGGTCGGCCGACCCGACCGACGCGATATGGCTGCGCGTCCAGGAGGGCGGGGCGTTCGGGTTCGCCGATGCCGCGGTCGCGGACTCCGACACCGGCTCCGTCACGTCCCTGGCCACCGGCGACACCGCCTCGATCCCGGCCGGTGACCTGCTGCTGCTGGCCGCCGCGGCGATCCGCGACGGCGGTGCGGCCGGCATCGGCTGGGCCGCCACCGACGTGAACCCGGGGCTGGTCGGTGGCGGGAATCTGCTGCTGGACGCCTACGCCGGGAAGGGCGCCGGGGGGAACGCCGGCGCCGGCGGCTACCAGATCCTGGACGGGCAGAGCTCGGGGGTCCGGGCGGACACGGTCAGCCTGCCCGGCGGGGACGCCGGCAAGCGGATCACCGCCGCGCTGGTCGTCTGGTCCACCGGCGTCATCGCCACCCCCCAGGTGACCGCCGCCATCCCCCTGTCGGTGGTGGTGGCCGGCACCGCCGAGGCCGAGCATCAGGTGACCGCCGGGGTCGAGCTCGGGGTGGCGCTGGCCGGCACCGCCACCGCGCAGCACCAGGCCACCGCCGAAGTGGACCTGACGGTCGCGCTGGCCGGGACTGTAGCCGCCGACCACACCGTGACCGCGGCTGTGCCGCTGGCCCTGAGCCTGGCGCCGGTGGTCGACGCGCCGGAGGTGGGCGCCCCGGCCCAGGTAACCGCCAGCATCCCCCTCACGGTGACCGTGGCCGGCACCGCCCAGGCCGACCACCAGGTCACCACCGCCGTGCCGCTGACCCTGGCCACCGCCGGCACCGTGCAGGCCACCCACCAGGCCACCACCACGCTCCCGCTCGCAGTGGTGCTCGCCCCGGTGGTGGACGCGCCCGTGCCCGGCGCGCCCAACCAGGTCACCACCAACATCCCGGTCAGCCTGACCCTGGCCGGCACCACCGCCACCGGCTACCAGGCCACCGCCGGGATACCGCTCACCCTGACGCTCACCCCGGTCGGGCACAACGACCGCGCCGTCACCACTGCGATCACCCTTGCTCTGGCGCTCGCGGGTGTTGTCGCCGCGTTCGATCCGAACCGGCCCGGCCACTCGTCACCGGTACCGCCGCGGCGGCCGACCGCCACCCTGATCTGGCCACGGGTCCCAACCTCAGGAGGTGTCGCTTGATCGATCTCGGCGATGTTTTCCAGGTGGCCGTTGCGATCCGGGATGATGCCGGCGAGCTGACCGACCCGGCTACCGCCACGCTGACGATCACCCTGCCGGACCTGACCCCCGTCACCCCGACGGTGCCGCTTCCGCCGGCCGAGACGGGCATCCTGCGGGTCGACTACCAGACCGTCCAGGCGGGACGGCATCCTTGGCGGCTGACGACCACCGGCCCGGTCACCGCCCACGCCGATGTCTTCGATGTCCGCGACGCGACCCCGCCGCTGTTGTTCTCCCTTCACGATGCCAAGGAGCATCTGAACATCGCGGCGGCGATCACCACCCACGACGAGGAGGTGCGCCGCTTCCTGGAGGCGGTCACCGAGGTGGTAGAGCACAACCCGGAGTGGGGGGTTGGTCCGGTGGCGGTGCGAACCTACACCGACCGGGTGCATGACTACGCCACCCGGGCGCTGGTGCTGCGGCACCGGCCGGTGCTGGCCGTCACCTCGGTGACCGCGGTGCTGGACGGCGGCACCGACTACGACCCGCTGGAGCTGGACGTGGACGAGCAGGCCGGGGTGGTCATCCGTAAGGGCGCCGCCGGGCTGTGGTTCACCGGCGGCCCGTGGGACGTGGTCTACTCCGCCGGTCGGCGGCAGGTCTCGGCGGCGATCACCCACGCTGGCCGGATCATCCTGCAGCACCTGTGGGCGACCCAGCGGGGGCGGGAGTCCCGCCGGCCACCGTCGGCGAGCTCCGGCGACGGGGTCGAGGCCCGGGCGGCCGGGTTGACGTTCTCGGTGCCGCGGCGGGCGATCGAGCTGCTGGGCGGCGAGGCTCAGGCCGGGGGGTTCGCGTGAGTACGATCCCGGCCGCGTTGGATGCGATGCTGGTCGCGTTCCGGGCGGCGCTACCCGGTGTGCAGGTGCTGGACGGCCCGGACGTGGCCGACTGGGAGGACGAGCTGGTCATCGTCGGCTGGTCCGAGCAGCTCCCGTCGGTGGCGGTGGATCTGGCTCGGCAGTCGGCGGGGGTGGATGACCGGGAGACCTACGACGTGGCCTGCCATATCTCGGTGGTCTCCGGTGACACCGTGCTGCGGCCGCCCCGGCTCCGCGCGTTCGAGTTGTTCGACTCGTTGGTGGCCGAGCTGCGGCGTGACCAGACCCTGGGCGGGGTGGTGATGCGCGCCCGGCCGGCCGTGGTGGACCTGGACCAGGTGCAGCTGGAGGGTGAGGAGACCGCCGGGGGCGCCTCGGTCGCCTTGACCTTCGTGGTCAACTGCGACGCGTTCGCCTACTGACCGATCAACGCCGAGATCGCGCCCCACCCGAACGCTGTGGCGAGCCCGAGGATTACTGCCCACGGGATCGCGAAGTTGATCAGCTCGTGGCCGTTGCGCGGGACCCGAAACAGTGATCTCACGGATGATCCTCGCTGCTGGTCCGGCTCTTGTGCGGCATTTCTATCGACAGTCATGACCGCAGGCTATATCCCGCGGTCCGGCGCCGGGGAGAGCTGAACGTATCCCTGGGTGGTGCCGTGCCGGCCACCGGTCGTAGCCGTTTGCGGGAGGTGCCCTGTGGTGGTCCGTAACCGCGATGCGGTCAAGAAGCTGATCCAGGACCTCGGGGCGCTGCCGGAGGAGCTGCGCAAGCAACTCGGCCCCGAGTTTCTCAGGGCTGGCCGGCCGATCCTCGAGGACGCGAAGCGGCGGGCCGACTGGTCGAGCCGCATCCCTAAGGCGATGTTCCTGCGGGTCTCCCGCAGCCGCAAGAATCCGGGCGTCCGGCTGGGGGTTTCCACCCGCCAGGCGCCGCATGCCCGGCTGTACGAGTTCGGCCAGGACCGGCGCGGCTTCCGGCACCCGGTCTTCGGCAACCGCGAGGTGTGGGTTCAGCAGAACACCCGCCCGTACCTGATCCCGGCAATCAAGGCGGGCCGACAGCGATGGCTGGATGCCGCCGACCGGGCGGCGGAGACCGCGGCGCGTCGCCGCGGCTGGCGATAGAGAGGGCATGACATGGCGACAGTGGCAACCGAACCGGTGCCGACCACCGGCCTGGACGCAACGCCCAACCCGGCCAGTGGTGGCGCGGGTGACAAGGTCCGGCCCGACAGCATTGTCCGGGCCATCAACGGCTCGGTCAGTTCGGTGACCCTGACCATGGTCACGCCCCAGACGGTGGACGGTGACCTGGCGGTGGCTGACCGGACGGTGCCGGTGCCGGCCGGTGAGCACCGGTATGTGCGTGCGACGGCCACCTACCGCAACCCGGCTGATGGCCTGGTCACGCTGACCTGGTCGGCGACCGCGGATGTCACCTTCGAGGTGATCTCCTGATGGCGTGGATCTATCATCCGACGCTGGACCGGAGCGTCGAGGTCCCTGACTCGGCCGTGCTGGTGTGGGCTGCCGCCGGCTGGCAGGAGACCGACCCGCCGCCGCCGCCCAAGCCTGAGCCCGAGCCGGTCGTTGGCCGGCGCCGTAAGAGCCAGCCGGTCGCCGCCGGCACCGATACAGAGGAGTAGGGCATGGTAGCGACACCGATCACCGCGGCGGTCCGGTACATCCACCCCGGGGTCTCCAAGATGTACTTCCTGACCACGGTTGTCAACGTCAACCTGCAGGCGACCCGTTCCGAGCTGAACGCCGGCACCGACCTGAGCCCGGAGTTGGCCGCCACAACCGGATGGAACGTCCGCAGCAACATCGTGGACACTCCCGACCTGGCAACCACGTTCATCGGGAAGATCATCGGCCGGACCACTGCCGAGGACAGCACCGCCACGTTCTACATGACCAAGACCGGCGCGGATGCGTTGCGTTCCCTGCTTCCCCGGGGCACGGTCGGGTTCGTGGTCTTCTGCTGGGGCGGCGACGTCACCGGAAACCTGGCTGACACGTTCCCGGTGACGGTGGCCGGAATCCCGAAGGAGGTCAACCTGGCCAGTGAGGACCCGGCCCGGGTGATGGTCCAGTTCGCGATCACCCGCGTGCCGGCCATCGACTGGGCACTGCCGGCGTGACCGCGGCGCCCCGCCGCAAGCAGACGGCCGAGCCCAGCCAGCGTGACCGGCTGCTGGCTCGGCCGCTGCCGTCGCTGCCGTACCCGATCCTGGTGGTCGACCCGTCCGAGGCCCGGGCGGCGGTCGAGGCTCACCGGTCGGCCCGGCAGGCGCTGCTACGAGCTGAGGAGGGCACCCCGGCCTATGTCGTGGCCGAGGCCGGGCTGGCGGAGGCTCAGGCTGCGGCGGACGCCTGCTACGAGACGGTCACCCTGACCGCGCTGCCCCCGGCCGACTACGAGCAGCTCAAGTCGGAGCACCCGCCCACGGCCGCTCAGGTGGCGGCTGCGGAGGCGGAGCAGGTCCGGCCGCCGGATGCCGACCCGGACACGTTCGTGCCGTCGCTGCTGGCAGCCAGCGCCGGCAGCGACATGACCGCGGAGCACTGGTCGACATTCTTGGCCGAGCACTGCTCGGACGGTGAGCGGCAAGAGCTGCGGGTGGCCGTGCTCGGCCTGAACGAGCGGGCGCGTTGGGCCGACCCGATGCTCCCAAAAGGCTCGATCACGATGCCCAGCTAGCGCTGGAGCTGCGGGTCTGCCGCGCCTACCAGATCCCCCACAGCCAGTTCCTGGGCTGGTCCCACGATGACCGGTCCAAGGCGATCTGGGAGCTGGCGCGCTCGGCCCAGGTCTGCTCCGGCTGCGGCACCCGGGCCGAGGAGTGGCAGCCGGAGCACGGCGGCCACCTGCAAGCCCACCGGGCGGTGCCGGAGTTCTGTCCCGGCTGCCACCAGCTGGAGGCGCTGCAGGCCACCCTGCGGTCGCTGGGTGACCAGGAGCGGCGCGGCTACCACGTGAAGCTGATCCGTAACGAGGAGGTGCGCCATGCCCGGCTCGATGCGGCGTGACCTCGTCCTGAACATCGAGGCCGACGAGAGCGCCTTCACGACCCGGCAGTCTAGGCGTGAGGCGAGCCTGTTCGAGCGCGAGCTGGCCAAGCTGGAGCGTCAGCAGGCCCGGGTGGACCGGGCGCTCACCTCGCTTGGCCGCGGGATGCTGGTCGCTGGCGCCGCGATCGCGGCCGGGGTGGGCCTGGCAGTCAAGGCCGCCATCGACTGGGAGTCCAGTTGGGCCGGGGTGCTGAAGACCGTCGAGGGGACCGACGCCCAGATGGCCGCCTTGGAGGAGGACATCCGGGGCCTGACGGCGGTGCTGCCCGCCAGCCACGCGGAGATCGCCGCCGTGGCGGAGGCCGCCGGCCAGCTTGGCATCCAGCGCGAGAACGTCGCCGCGTTCACCAAGACGATGATCGACATGGGTGAGGCGACCAACCTCACCAGCGATGCCGCTGCCACCGCCCTGGCCCGGCTGATGAACATCATGCAGACCGCGCCCGCGGATGTCGATCGGCTGGCGAGCGCGGTGGTGGACCTCGGCAACAAGGGCGCGACGACCGAGGCGGAGATCGTCGAGATGGCGCTGCGGATCGCCGGCGCAGGGCGGACGATCGGCCTGACCGAGCAGCAGGTCGTGGGCTTCGCCGCAGCGCTGAGCAATGTCGGTATCAACGCCGAGGCCGGCGGCACCGCCATCTCCAGAGTCTTCCTGGAGATCGACACCGCGGTCTCCGAAGGCGGGGCCAAGCTGGAGGTCTTCGCCCGGACCGCCGGACTCAGCGCGGACGAGTTCGCCCGGGCGTACGAGCAAGATGCCGGTACGGCCATCGCCCGGTTCGTGGCCGGGCTGGCGAAGGTCCAGTCAAGCGGCGGGGACGTCAACGCCGTCCTCCGGGAGCTGGGCATCACGGAGATCCGGACATCGGACGCGCTGCGCCGG